GAAGAGGGTCGTATTTGTATCAACAATAAGGCTCTTGTCGGTATCGCTGTGTAAGCAAGCTGATGCTACTTATAAAAGAGAGTCGCCTCGCAAGGGGCGGCTCTTTTTTTATTGATATTTAATAAATATTTTACTATCATATGTTATGAGTAAGAAAAAATCTGCAAAAAAGAAAACTACGGAAAAAGAAGTTTCTCCAGAAATGCAAGTGTCTAAGGGTGTAGAAAGAAAGCACTTAGAGGAATTTGATGTTACAGATGGAAAAGATAGGTCTAAAAAAGAAGAACAAATAGAGCATGTAAAAGAGCTAGAAGAGTTACTAGGGATGCCTAGAATGAATCCTTATGGGACTTTACATAGAGATGTTTTTAAAAATCGTTTAACTGGTTGTTCTGCCTCAGAATTAACTGATTTGGCTGCAAGAGTTGGCATTCCTAGAGAGAGAAATATGAACTTGCTCAGGAAGTCGCTTTTACAATCTTTTGATTATTATGTGCAAAAACATAACGTAACTGTGCAGGGTTCCGCTAAACCAATTTTAGATCCGAGTTCCCCAGACTATGAATCTACTGTAAAGTTATTTAAAGAAGGTTTTTAAAAAATGAATGATCTTGGTGTGATAGCTAGCGGAATCGTAACTTACGATTTTGCCAATGATTCTGGCACATATAATATGGGCTTTGTTTCTGGTTGGCTGGAAACAAATATTGGTGAATTAAACGGCTATATACATGAAGAGTTTGAGGTCGATTCTACTGGTGCGATTAGAATGGATGGCACTGGATTGGCTCCAGTTGAGATAAATATCTTTGGCGCACTCTATGAGCTTTGGTATTACAACAAGTCAGCAAGAGAATCATTAAGGTCTTTTACTTATTCTGATTCTGTTGATTGGGTTACAATCAAAGAGGGTGATACCACCATTCAAAGACAAAACAAAAACTCTGTTGCCAAAACATACAGAGATTTATCTGTAGAGACTTCAAAGAGATTGGACGATCTTATATTTCAATACAACTATCAAAAATCTTCTCCGTTACAGGTCGCTGGAACGGATGGAACTTACAACTTATCTGGCCAATTAGTATAGTATGGCCTCACTTCTTACAGACGCTGAAAAGACGGCCATTAATTCGGCTCTTAGCGATGTCCACGACACTTTTGCTAGAAATATATATATTTATGTAGAAGAAACTGCTTCTGTGCCTGTAGAGCTTAATTATAATCCTCTATACGGAAGAAGAAAAGATGTGGCGAAGATCTCTTCGGAGCAGACGCTAACTAAGTATACTTATACTGCCCGCGTTTATTATAAGAACGAGCAAAAAGAAGATATACTTGACGGTAATGGACAAATGAGCCTCATGGCTTCTGAGGGCCAGATAAGAATTAAGGTAAAGTCTGATGCTTATGAAAAGATAAAGATTTGCTCTAAGATTGAAGTTGATAATGAGTTATTTGTTGTTGATGGAGATGCTAAGGTAATTGGTCCATTTGATACTCAATTTTACTCTATTTTTCTGAAGCGTGAGAACTAATGGCTGGAGGAAAATTCATGTCGGTGTCAAGGCCCGTGGTGACTATAAACGCCAAGGAGCTTTTGAGAGAGCTAACTGTAGATAGCCCGAACCACAAGAGAATGGGAATGGCCATTAGGTCTGTTATAGACCCAAAAATACAAGAGAGGCAAAAAGAACTACAGCGAAACTTTAAATCTCATCCTATCACTGTCGAGTTAGACGCGGGGCCAAGAGCATCAAACACTAGTGGCACTTTAGGTGGTTATGGTAACCTTTTTTCTTTTATAGGATTCTCTTCTGGAGACCGACCAACAGAAGTAATATCTCAAATATTTCAGGAAAAAATAAAATTTAGAGTTAGAAGAAAAAATAATAGGGGACAATATACTGTCACTTTCTTTATCCCATCTGTAGATGAGATATATGGATTAACCCCAATACCTTGGATGACTGGCAAAAGCTGGTCGAAAAGTATAGAAGATGGGGGCTTAACTAACTTAGGACAATACTTATTTAGTAGCTCAGGATTTGGGCAATCTAGTTCTGGGACAGCCATACAGGTCAAAAATAGATCTTCTGGTGTAAGTTTTAGTAGGACTCCATATATTGGAAAATTAATAGAAAACTTTAAAAAGAGATTATTAAGATTAGATAAATGAAGGCGCAGTTTGATCAGAATATTTTGTCAAGTTTCTACCTATGGTTTGAGAACCGTTTATTAGGTAGTTCTGCACAAGCTTATAAAACAGACTTAAGCAATGCTTTCACTTCTGGATCTTTTCCTGATGTCCCGCCTAGTCATATCGCTTTTCAAGGAAAGTATAGATCGTTGGTTGGTGAATATGCGGTAGATGAACCTAATTCTGGGTTCTTTTTAGATAACGCTTTTATCAGCGGCAACTATGACGAAAATGGTGGTGTCTTTACAGATTATGAAAATGGTAGGTTAATTTTTCCAAAAGCTTCTGGCGCTGAAATAGCTGGCAAGGAATTAACGGCAAATTCGACAGTAAAAGAAGTAAATACTTACATCACAAATGATACAGATGCACAAATAATCCTTCATTCTGACTTTAAGGACAGTGCAACAGAATTGCCTTATCAATATGGGAAAACTGGAGAATATGACGAAACAACGTATTTTTTACCCGCTTGTTTTATTTCTGTAGCCTCTTCCGACAACAATGAGTTTTCTTTTGGAGGAGAAGAGGACACTAGAACCAAAATGAGAGTGATGATTTTATCTTTCGATAATTACACGCTAGATTCTGTTCTTTCGCTGTTTAGAGATACTGTGAGAAGAGATATTACGCATATTCCGTATGAAGATTTTCCATATGGATTTTCGTTCTCAGTAAAAGACTTTCCTTATAGTTACAGTAATTTGGTTGCTGCTCAATCAAGCCCTGTAAAATCGCATATTCACAGTGTTTCCGTATCAAAAATAGTCTCAGAACGAATCAGAGAAAACCTTAATAAAAACATTTCGATTGGATATATAGACTTCGAATTATGCACTTATCGTTTCCCTAGACTATAAATCCGTGTAAGAAAGTGTAAACATTTCACTTTTAATTTAAATTAATATGGCTTCTAGAACTAGAGTAATTTCACAAAGCAAGGCTGTTTACATAGCCCCCACAGGCACCATTGGTGATTTAGGGGCTATAGGTAAGAATAAAACTGGCGTTATGCCACAACAGCTTCATCGCGTTGACACTTTCTCTTTTGATGTTGACATCGCTGGAGGGCGACAAGACATTAGGGAATTTGGACAATTAGCGCGAATCGGAACAATCACACTTGGTGATTTAAACCCATCATTTTCATTAGGTTATTACCTTGGAGACGGCGAAAATGAGGGTAATATAGGATTTAATCCACTCGGGCAAACAGCAGCGGGTTTACAAGATCAATTCATATCTGGTATTCTTGCAGAAGATCCTCAGAAAAGAGAGAAAAATTTGTTTGTGCTGACTGTAAAAGAAGGAGAAGACGCATTTGCTGCGACAAGCTCTTCTATTGATAACCCAACAGGACATTTCACTGTTGCTGAAAGAGCGGGGCATGATGTCGTATCTTTCGGAAACTGCAACTTCGAAAGTTACAATGTTAACTTTGCTGTAGGAGAAATTCCAAGGGTAGACATTGAGGGAACCGCAGAGAACGTAACATTCGACACAACCAGTTCTGGATTGTATAATCCATCACTTAACAAGGCTGGGGGACGAGCAGATACTGGACAGTTTATGCTTGGAACTCCAACTACTGGAAATATGGATGTTCTTGTGCTTAGGCCAGAAGATGTGACTCTTACCTTCTCAAATGAAGAGTTTACATTTGGAGGGACAGATCTTGGAGATATGCATGTTCAGAGTGCTTCTATTGAGGTTCCTCTTTCAAGAACTCCTATCGAGGCTCTTGGTTCTGCTAAAGCAGTGGCTAAACCGCTGGACTTCCCAATTAACGTCACAATGAATGTTAGTGCGTTACTTAAGAATTTCAGTGAAGGTCAAATTGATAAAATTCTGACTGGTGCTGCTGGTAACGAGACTACAAACATCACGCTGAAAGTAAAGGGTGACGATGGGGCGCATAGACATATCTATACAATGCAAAAAGCAGTGATGGACTCACAAGGGTTCTCACAAGGACTAGATGATAACGAGACTCTTGATCTTGTTTTCTCAACTCAAATTGGAGGTGTGAATCAAACTGATCAAGGATTCTTTTATTCTGGTCAAGCAGGAGGAGCAAAAGATAAATACTCTTCAACTGCTGCTGCTGATGTGTTTGCGAATGGTTTCTTATACCTTAAGAATAACAATTCATCTAAGACCACTTATTCATCTTTGGATGGTTAATAATTTGGTTGAAAAATATCAACAGGAAAGCCTCGCAGAAATGCGGGGCTTTTTTGTGTAAACTATTATATGCCAGATAGGATACATTCTAGCGACATCCAGCTTTTTGTGGATGATGCAAGAGTCCCAGCCGTCACAGCCGTTGATGTTAACTCCTCTAAAGGTGTGACAGACATTCAAAGGCTTGGGACTTCTCATGTTGTTGATAGGGTGTTAACGGCTAATCAATCCTCTACTGTTAATGTAAGTATAAATTTAACCACTGGTAACACAGGTGTTGAGCCTATTTATACCTATCAGGAAATGGGTTCTGGATTCCTTTCTACTGGTAACTTCAATCTAAAAGTAAAAGATAAAGTTGGCGTTACCACTATTTCTGGAGGTTCCTTAACAAGCTACTCAGTAGATGGTTCTGTGGGAAATATTGTAAAGGGGCAAACTTCATATGTGGGTGATGGGGCTATATTTACATCTGCTGGAGCACTAACTGATAGTGATGCCTCAAATGATGTTTTTGATGGATTCTTTAGGCCGAAAGATATAGAAATAACCAGCACACATGAAAAAGAAGGAATTAGCACTGCTAGTTTTAATATCCAAGATTTTTCAATATCTGTCTCTATGGAGAAAAATCCTGTAACTAGATTAGGGACTAGAGTTCCTAGATTTAGGTATCCGACAATGCCAGCTAATGGAAGCTTATCGTTTAATGCGATTAAAAATCAAGTTACTGGTTTAGACTTGTCTAGTCTTATTTGTGATAGTGGCGTAATTAAAATTAAATTAAAAGACCAAGACGGGGCTTCTGTAATGGAGTTTGATAATAGTGGTTGTTGCCTAGAAACGGTTGATGAATCAACTTCTTTAGATGATAATACAACAGTAAGTTTTTCTTACTATTTCCCAATAATGAAATGATGACTACGGGAGAAATCGCTAATTATAAAAACGCTGTTTATGATTTAGATATAACAGTTAATGATCCAGCGAATGGTTTTAGGCTTGATTTAATGGAAACAGGAGCTTCTAGCCAAAGGACTTTAGTCACTTTTTCTGGCTATCAAGGATATCTCTTTGATCAGAGCGGCAATTTCTTTGGTGGCTATGACAGTGGTGTTCCGTTTGAGTTAGCTGTTCAATACGATCACACAAACAAAACTTTTTCGTATTATCATGATACTGTTTTAATGGCTAATGGTCTAGATATTACAGGATATGTAACAGATGGGAAAGTTAACGCTGTTCGCTTCGATGGATATAACAATGGATCTTTATCTCTCTCCGTTAGTGGAGTAAAAAGTTGATTTTATTGTAAATTTTAATATAATATTCTTGTGAAAGAAGTATATTCATTTGATGTAAAGAGGCAGACAGTCAAAGAGGTTCCTTATATTAAAAAGACGAAGGACGGAGAAGAAGTTGAGGCTATTAAAAAATCAAAAAAAACAATTAAAAATAGAGTTGTTTTTGGAAAGCCTAGTATTTCTGCAATTGAGGATGCCGAGTTCTTTTATGGGCAAAAATTCAACGAATATATTAATGCTGGATTTTTGACTAAGGCGATGTTGGCCAAGAAGATGGGTGATAATGGTGGATTAAACTCTGAAGTCGCCTCAGACAGAATGGCAGATATTGTTAAGAAAAATATGGCTGCCGCTAAAGTTATTGAGTTTTTTGCAGGTGCTAAAGATTTGACTGAAGAGCAAAAACAGCAACTACAAGAGGCAGAAGAAGATTTTATAGCTACACAAGCGGAGGTTCATGAGTATGAAGTTGCGCTGGCTTCCCAGTTCAATCAAACCGCTGATGCTAAAGCGGAACAAAAACTAATAGAGTGGCTTGTTTTAAATTTTTCTTTTTATGAGGAGGAGGCTGAAGACAAGAAAGAATTGTTTCCCTTTTTTGAGGGAGAGTCTTACGAGGAGAGAAGGAAAAGGATGCTTATGCTTCAAGAGTTAGAAACTGATGATGTTGAAGATGCTGTCCTGCATAAGCTTAAAGTGATTTTTGATAAGTCTTTTGATACTTTAATTAGGGTCGTTAGTATTTGGTATAATAAGCTAGGAACTGACCAAGAATCTATAGATAAAGTCTTAAAGGATCTGTTTAATGAGCCAGCAGAGAAAGAAGAAGAAAAATGATTCCTCCCAAGTTGATCTATTAGATATAACTCGCGGTTACAGCATTCTTTCTCTTGAGGGTAAGAGATATTATTTTCGCCATCCTACTGTTCTCCAGACACTAGAGAACGAGTCTCTTTTTTTTATCGACATAGAAGAGTCTGCCAAGCGTGGTATTAAAACAGAAGAGGAAATTCTTTCTCGGGCAATTGAATTAGGGTCTTGGTCTAAAGCTGATGACGAAAAAATACAATCTCTAAAGTGGATGTTAAAAAAATCCATGACTGCTTTGTCAAAAATTGAAGACCCAAAACAAAGGGAGCTTTTTAACAAGCAGATAAAAGATCAAGAGAAGGAATTAGAGGATATCCAGAACAAAAGGGGTAAGCTCGTCCATTTTAGCGCAGAACATCTTGCTGGTGTAAAAAAGACTAAAAGAATTTTAACTAATTGTTTATTTAAGGATAAAGAGTTTACAGAGGGTCTAGATGATCATGTTATGGTGGCGAGTTTATTATTTTCCTCATACGCGAAATTTCTCGATAAAGAAACTATATTAAATGCATCTTTCCACGGAGGTTTTTTTGATTTATATGTTCCTCAAAATTCTAATCCGTTAGCTTTATTTGGTAAGACTTTTAATGATATTACTCTTTTTCAAAAGAGTCTTATAGCTCTTTCTAGTAGTTTATTAAATAAGATGAAAAATACCAAAATTCCAGATGAAATCTATGGAGATCCCCTCAAAATGCTGGAATATGAAGAGAAGCAAGAAAAGGATTCAAAGGTTAGTCATGGGGTGAGTGATTTAAAAGCAAAAATGGCTATGAGGGGTGGAAAGTTGAAAGCAGAAGACTTTTTAAGCTGATAAGTGTAATTTACACTATATGGCTACAAGTCTAAATGCATCCCTAAATGTAAGCCTTAATCCGCAAAGCTTGAATGCTTCTACGAAGCAGATATCACAAGCTTTAGGTAGGATTACAGGTCAAGCTTCTGAATTCCAGAAATCTCTGGATGCTTCGACTGCCCGTGTCTTTGCCTTTGGAGCCACTACTGCCGTTTTGAACGGAGTGACACAATCATTTAAAAAGTTAGTTTCAACAACAATTGAGGTGGAAAAAAGATTGATAGAGATTAACTCTATTTTTCAAGCCACTGATGTTCAGTTTAACAAATTTAGAAACTCAATATTTCAGGTAGCCAAAGAAACGGGGCAAGCTTTTAATACTGTGGCAGAAGGCGCTGCTGAGTTAGCTCGACAAGGTTTAAGTGCAGAAGAAACCGCGAAGAGGCTCAAAGCTTCTCTAGTTTTAACTAGGATATCGGGTTTGGACGCAGAAAAGTCGGTTAAAGCTCTTACGGCAGCAATTAATGGATTTGCATCGGCTGGACTAAACGCCAATCAGATAGTTAATAAAATGGTTGCTGTCGATACGGCTTTTGCCGTTTCTGCTCAAGACTTGGCAGAGGCTTTTAGTCGAGCGGGTTCTACAGCGGAAGATGCGGGCGTTAGTTTTGATCAATTACTTGGTCTTGTGACGGCTGTAGAGCAAAAGACAGCTAGAGGGGGCGCTGTTATTGGTAACGCATTTAAATCAATTTTTACAAGACTCCAAAGAGGAACAACCATTGAGGAACTTAAAGAATTGGGGGTTCAGATTGATGCATCAATGAGTGGAGTTCAGAAGTTGAATGCTCTTTCTAAGGCTATAGAAAATATAGGAGACCCTACGGTTGTTTCTAAGATAAAAGAATTAGCTGGTGGAGTTTTCCAGATAAACGTGGTTAGTGCGGCGTTAAAAGACTTAGGTTCTGAAACTTCTATATTTCAAAAAGCTGCTACCACTGCTTCTAAAGCTACTAATGAGGCTTTCGAAAAAAATGAGGCTTTAAATAAAAGTTTGGCTGCACAAATTAACGCTTTAATACAGGGTGTTACTAGTCTAGCTGAAAAGATAGGCAAGTTAACATTCGGGCCTCTTTTAGAAAACCTAGTAGGCATAGCTACAAAGTTTACAGAATTTTTAGATAAAGCCTTAGATCCAGAAAAAGGAAATATTTTTATAAAAGGTATCTTTAAGGCAATAGGTGCCTTCATGGGCGGTCCTGCTGTTGTTTTAGTTACTGCTGCGTTTGCAAAAATAGCAAAGTTGGTTGCTAAGTTCGCTGTTGAGGGTTTGAGATCCCTTTTTGCGATGGGGACTCAGGCAGAAAAGATAAAAAACATTGAGGCAGGTCTTGTTGGTCTTTTGCAAAAAGATCAAAGTCTTCGCAATATGATTTTGAGTTCTACTGCTACTCAGGCTCAAAAAGAGCAAGCAGTATTAGCTGCCATACAAAGAGAGAACCAATTATTAACAACTCAGGCTGCTCTTATGAGACAGATAGCGACTTCTGCTGCCGCTAGAGGTGTAGGGAGTTTTAGTGCTGGCACTGGGTTGTTTGGCGGTAAAAAAGGTAAACCTTTTGCTGTTGGTGGTAAGGTTACTGGAGGGTCAGGGACAAAAGATGATGTTCCTGCGATGCTTACCTCTGGTGAGTTTGTCATGCAGAAAAGTGCGGTTAATAAATTTGGCCAGCCTTTCATGGAAGATGTAAATCAGGGTAGGCTTGGTTTTAATAAAGGTGGATTTGTTCCTAATTATGCATCATTCATGATAGGGGGCAGATCATTAAGTGGGGCAAAAGTTGCCCGTGGCCTTAAGGATGGGAAAATAACAAAAGAGCAAGCCGCTGCTGCGGGATATAAAAAGGGAGCAAAGAAGAGAGCTTATGGTTCTGGTTTCAATGTATATAATGCAAACCAAGGGACCAAATCTGTCATGCTTATTCCTCAAGTAAGGCAGTTTGACCCAACATCTGCTAGCGTTAATCCATTTCAGGAAGCTAGACGTAAGCAAACTGGATTTAAAGGCTTTATAGGCGGTATAGCAGGGATTAATCCCAACATGAAAAGAGATGATCCTAGTTTTGCTAGAATGCTTAGAATGGATAAAATCTTAGATGCTTCTATGGCTAGAGGTGTCAACAACGCAATGGATATTACCACTAAGAAAATGGGTGGTAAATTAAAAATGAAGCCTAAGCGTTATGGTGTCCAAGATATCAAGAAAAGGGTTTTGGCTGAAGGTGGAGCAGGGGCATTTGGCGCTCTTAGGGGAGCGGTTTTTGAGGCTATTGTTAATGCTGTTCAAGGCGGGGTTAAAGCTGGAACGGGTAACAACACTTTAGATGTTAAAATCGCAGGTAATCAAGTTATTGAAAAAATATTTGGTTTAACTGGAAGAGGTTTTTCTTGGGGTGATTTCAAAAACAGTGCTGCTGGTAAGAGCAGGTTCTCAGAACAGGTTATGCGGAGCATACCTAAAAAAGAATTAGCATTTAAAGGAATTAAAAAGGCTAAAGGAGGTATTATTCCTAACTATGCTATGGGCAGCAGAATGCCTGACTCAAAGATTCGTGTTCACAGAGACACGATGACTGGAGAGCCATTAGCTGTAACAAATTTAGAAGATGAGCCAAGGGGACTTAGAGATGCAGTAGATAGAGAAAGAGCAGGTATACCAATGGGTGCAGGAGGATTTGTTCCCAACTATAGATTTGGTGGTATCAGGAAAATTTTCGGAGGTTTAGGGAAAGGAAAAAAGAAAAAATCTTCTAGCGGTGGAGGAGATGTCCAAAAAGCGGAAAGCGGGATGGGTGGTCTTGTAACTAATTTGTTTTTATTGTCTAGCGTTTTGGGGACAGGTAGTGCTGCGGTAGAACAAAACACTAATTCTCTTGACGTAGAAAGGGAGGAAAGAATTGCAAATGCCCATGCAGCCAAGGAGGAAATTGGAGCAAGGATGGAGCTTATTGCTGAAATAGAAGCAGATATTTCTGCGAGGAAGAGGAGAGACTCAGGTGGTGGTGGGGGATTGGGAAGCATGTTAACATTTGATAATGCTTTAACTGGATTGATGATAGGAAGTATAGCTGCTCCTCTTTTGAAAAAGGTTGGTGGAGGAAAGTTAATGAAGGGGATTGGTGGCAGTAAAGTAGGCCAAGGTGTCGGAGGCTTTTTTGGAGGAAGCTCAAAGAAAGGAATAGGAGGATTTGTAGCGCGAAACGCCCCGACTAGAAATTTTGCACAATCCCAAAGACTGGGTAAAGGGGCTTCGTCTGCTGTTAGGGGTGCAGGAACAATTGGTGTTGCTATTGGAGCTATAGAACTTTTGCCTAAATTATTTGGAGACGAATTAACAAAACACGAAAAAAAGGTAGCGACAGGTAAAACGCTGGGGGCAATAGGTGGAGGTATGGCTGCTGGTGCTGCTATAGGTAGCGTTGTCCCTGTGGCTGGGACAATAGCTGGTGCGGTTGTCGGTCTTTTGGCGGGGACGGCGGGAGCACTTATTGGCGGTATGTTAGGAGAAAAAGCAACTGAAGCAGCTTTGGGGCCAGATGAGGACAAAGGAATATCCCCTGAAGATCGACGACAACAGAATCTGTTGAGGTTGATTGAGAAAGATGTCAATACCACAGGAACAATAGGGTTTGATCAAGAGACTTTTGGAGCAAAAGTTCAAGCTGGTGCTCAACTAATTTCCGACCAAGCAGGTGGAGGAGAAGCGGGAGAGAAAGCGGCAATGGCGGCTGTAGAAGACTATACTAAAGCAAGACAAGCTTATGCGGACGCTATTCAAGGACACTTGGATGCTGACGGAACCAACGAAGAAGAATCTGATGCTGCACATGCCAAGCTGGTCAAGGCGAGGGCTGATTTGACAAAAGCGTCAATGAAGCTAACTCAGTCCACTCATGATAACCAAGCAGACAGAGACGCAAACGATGCCCTATATGATGAATTAACCTCAAAAAGAAACTCTTTAGTTAAGCAATCAAATGCAAATCAGGAAAAATTAAATAAAGCTTTATTAGAAACAGAAGTAGCTCTAGCGGAGCACAGGAATAACATGGCGGCAAGGCTCGCTATGGGAGGTAGTCTGCAAGGTCGATTTGGAGAGGCTGTTCAAGACGCAAATCAGTTTGGCTCAGATATGTCGGGCATCAATGATGCTAGGAATGTGAGAAATGACGCGCAGAACAAACTAGATGCATTCTTAAGAGCGAACCAAGGTAAAGAGAGTGACCCAAACTTCCAAGCAAGGTTGGCTCCATTTCAAGCGGCAGTTGAAAAGGCTGGTATTGATTTCAAAGCTAAAGTCGGAGAGTCTGCTGCAAGACTTCAAAACTTAATTAGCAGTCTCAAAAAACAAGAAGAAGGAATAATAAAGAAAAGGAAAGATATAAAAGCCGAAGAGGATCAAAATAAAATAGACTTTGGAGGAAAGTTCCAAGGAACTGGATTCAACAAAGTTGATCCTACTTTCTTAAAAGCTCAAATGGATGAGTTGCAGAAAACTTTCTTAGATCCAAAAGCAACAGAAACAGATAAGGCAAGGTTATTAGAAAATTTCAATCCTCAAGACTTAGGCTCAGTAACTCAGGTTATTAAAGGTTTAGGTAGTCCTGAGCTTGTCGAAGCTATAAACAGTTTTAAGTTAGCGGGGGCAAACAAGATGAAAGATGCTGGTTTCTCTGACGATCAAATAAAGAATCTTCAAGAGGAAACTGGCGTTCTAAAAACCAAAGACCTACAGGATGTTGATGCAGAATTGGAAGCGGTAAGGGTTAGAATTAAGGGGGCTGAAAAAGCATTTGGAGAACTAGAGAATAATACTGACACAGCATCAGTCGCAAAAGAAATGAAAGATTTAAAAGCTGCAATGGAAGCAGCAGCAGGAAGTTTTGATGGGGTAACAAATTATATTGATGCTCAGGTAGATGCCGCAAAAGAGGTTACCAAAGTCGTAGAGAACAATAATGAAATTGTTAAAAGTGCGACAAAAATACAAGAAAATCTAAATAAGAGACTGGCTGATGTTGAATCACAGCTTGGCCAAATGAAAAAGAATTTATAAGGCATGGCATCTCTAATAGTAAATAATGTCCTATCTTCATCGTTAGAGGTAACTTACGATTATCAAGATACTGTAGAACTTTTCGCATATACAGTAAAAGGAAATTATACAATAGATGTTTCTGATATAAATATTCAGCTAGACGATACTACTTTAATAGCTGGAAGAACAGCCATAACAGACGCTTACGCCCGCCCAAATATAACAGCAAGAATAGGTGCTGATGATTATATTAATGGTAGAATAACAAGTTATAATTTTGATGCTAACACATTGGTTGGCAAAGAGACTGTTTCTATAACAATAGAAGAGTCAAGAAGATTAGATGATTATAGCTCTTCTCAGTTCGCAAAATATATCCCCAATCCTCATGCGCTAGCTAGCTTTTCCGAAAGTTATACTTTCAACAGAAATGGTGCGACCTACTCATCAAATAGAGATATTTCTATATCTTACAAGCAGATGGCGGGAGATCAGTTTCTCGACAATGCTAGAACATTTTTAACTAATTATTATTTCGCTAATAGGCCAAGTCTTGGATATCAAGAAGATGGTATATCAGAAAACGCAAAAATAGATAAGAATTTCAAAGGCTTAATTAGTGAGACTTACGATATATTAGGTTTAAGCGTCTCTTTGTCAGAAAAAGTAGATTCTTCATTTATTGATGAGCCTAATAATGTCAGCAAACAAGAAACTCAATCAATAAACATTGATGAGAGAGGATATAAAACAAAGAGAATAGATTTTAATCTAAAATCCTTAAGAGAAGATTCTCAGAATGTTTTGAGCAAAGCAATGGCTCAAATCATAGACCAAGCCAAGACTGATAATGAGGCAGAGTTTGGCACTCCTTTCTCTATATCGAAGACAATAAACAAACACGGCGACGAAGGCACCCTCAACTTATCATTTACCACAGACCCCAAGAAGTCGCAGGATGATGCGGTTTCTTATTCTGGGGTAGAGAATAAAGTTAAGAAATTTAAAGAGTATGTATTGACCATCTCTTATACATCTAAAGGTAAAACAAATTTTGAAAAATTCCAAAACTGTAAAAATTCTTGGCTAAGAGAGCAGTCTGTTTACCCAGAGAAAATTAAAAGATTGTTTCACCCAGTTTCTGATTTTTTTGAAAAAAGTAGAAGCACTAATTTTGATAAGGCAGACGGGAAAGTGAATGAGAATGTGGTATTTACCACAGATCCAGCATATAATACAACAGACGATGGTCTTTTAAAATTGAAAAAAACTCTTTCCAAAACCCATCAAATAAACAGGGTTGGGAAATTTTTAGATTTATCAAATCTAGAAGAACAAATTACTTTTAGATCTTTAAATACAGTCGGACAAGCGTCAGTAAATGCAGAAGCAACCGTTAGTCAAAGTATGGGGTTATATGAAGCGAAAAGAATTTTAGAATCAAAGACAGCAGAATTTGAAGATTTTGTTAACGAGGATGTGGTCCACATGGTTAATGACACCATTAACATTTCTCTTGGTAGAGGACAAGCCCGTAGGACAATGCAATTTTTATTTTTATAAATGTCAGAAAATATTACATATGGCTCTTATACTTTCCCATCTCCTACTCCTTTTGTCGGTTATGGGGTAGATCCTGTGTATGTTGGTGGCAAGGTTGATCATATTATTGAGTCCGTAGAGTTAGTTGGTAATTTAACTGGTTCAAATTTGAGTGGTCTACATTTGCAAAAGATGCAAATGGTTAGTGGGTTGATGTCGGAATTTCAAAATCTAACAATTACTCACGGAGGAGGAACGACTGGCTATAATTTTGCAAAACCTAATGGTATTTCTTTTGGTGATTCAGACTTAACTACAGTTTTACCTTACTCGGCTTCTTTCACTTGTTATGAGTCAGGGTCTTTTTCTGAGTTTGTTGGGATTACTGATCCTGTTGATACTTGGTCTTATAATCAGGCAGATAGAAAAATCACAGATGTATCTCACACGGTATCAGCTAAAGGGGTCAAAGTAGGGTCATCTAGCCCTCTTCAAAACGCAATTGATTTCGTAACTGGGAGAGTGACTGGCTGTAGAAATATTAGTGTATTCCAAACAGGTGTTTCAAGTGGAGATTTTGTTAAAAAGGCATTTCTCACCTCAAGAACAGAAGATATCAACAGGGCTAATAATACTTACAAGATAACAGAAAATTACAAATACAACACCTATGAAGAAGGCTCCTTAACTGACTTCGGAGTGTTTACTTCTGATGTCCAAGTTGGTTTTGACAAAGATGCTGGATTAAAAGTTACTGTAAACGGAAAGATTCAAGGCTCTTTTGATGCCAATAAAAATAATGTAGAAGGATTGGTTACAACGGGTCTTTTTACTTCGGGACAAGCTACTGAGATGGCTTTAAATGCCGTAGCTTCTTCTGTATCAAATTATGAAAGCGGCGCTTATACTTTTATTGATAAGGGGCCGAGAACAGCAAGCTATAATATAGATACTGGGACCAATATGGTTTCCTTTTCATATGGATATTCTGATCCAAGCAATCTAGATCAAGAGGGAGATATTTTGCACAAGAAAAGAGCAAGTATCGCTGCCTCTAAAGACAAGTCCACCATTGATGTATCAATCAATGGAGAGATTGTATATAATGGCATGGGTAAAATTATAGGAACTGGAGATCCAGCTACGGGCGAAAGATTTAAAGAGGTTGATGCTTTTTACAGTGGTATAGAGCAAAATTCTGGATTTTTAAATTTAGCGGTTGAGGCTCTTCAAGATTTCAGGATGGACGCAACGGGTTATCACATTAGTGGAGACTATTTAAATGAAGTTCCTTTGACTAAAAGTATAACTAAAACTCCAGAAAATTCTACTATAAATTATTCTTTATCATTTGATAACAGGATAGATCTTTCGTCTGGAACTCTTTCTGGTTTAACTATTGATATTACTGACAAAAAACCATTGCAAGTCAGCGGAATAGTCCCAAGCTTGGCTGGATTTAGTAAGCAATTATTAATGAATAGAACTGCGGGAGAATATGGTGTGTCTGCAAACTGCGAGTCTGATTCTGGTGATTTACAGCAGCTAAGGAATGTGGTCAGTGGCAATATGACGGGCTTCTATACTTTTGAAGAGAGCAGCAGCATAAATGATGATACTATTACTTTTAACACAAAAAGATATTATTAATAATGAGTTCTGATGCTTTAAGTTTTAGTTTAGATGATACTTATGGGAGCAATAAGAGGCTTCTAATTCACTATGATTTTAATGCTGGCGCTGTTACAAGTGGCACAGCGGCGGCGCAAGATGGTTCTTATTATTGGGGCTATGTTCCAAATGGGACACCAGCAAACAATACTGGTCTTTGGAGTGGTAAAGTTTTAGATTCTCAAAGCGCCTCTATTGGAGGAGCTATTCAGAGAGTCACAGGAGATTTTTTAAGTGGGTCTATAGCTCGATTGGACGATTCCAATATAGAGGTTAATACTGCTGGATCGGCAGCAATTAATTATAGTAGTCTCTCTGCTGTTTTTGACATGGAATTTACTGGGCAGCTTAATGATGCTGTGTTGTTTGGATCTCTGGAAAAAACATCTACAACTATAAACGGCGTTACATACACTGGGTCAAAAGGCTTTAACTTCGGCGTTACAAAAAGAGGTCAATTATTTTATCAAAGCTTTGATTCAAACGGGGATTTTATACACTCGTTTAAATCAACAGAGCTTTCTAGGAGAAACATCATAGCCTTTACTCATGGCGAAGCAAACATTGGGTTGCATAGGTTTGATATGCTGAATGGAGAATATTCTTCAGAATATTTAACTAGAGATAATTTTCCTAAAATGGCAGATAGTGATAGCTTTTTTATAGGAGGCTCTAAAAATTGGTATGAAAACCCAAACTCTACACAAGACGGATCATACAAGACGAGCACTCCTACCTCTAGTATCTATATAAACTCTTTTGCTCTTTTATCTGGAGAGACATCTCCTAGTTCTTTGTTTTCTGTGGCGAGTGGGCTTGTTGGAGAATATTCTGCTACTGAAATTCCAAGAGTTTTGGGTCAAAGAATTACTGGTTATCAACAAGAGACAACTTATAAAACTGGAATAACTGGTTATGATTATACAAACACTGGAAGTATATCTTTAGCTACAGGTAGAAATATGTTTACTGGTAATTTCTTTGGTGCCAGCAGTGTTAATACTGGAGAGGGAGATAGGTATTTTATCTACAGATCTTTTGATGATGCCTTGTCTGCGAGTGGAGTTAAAACATTTGTAAAAGAAGAGGTTGGGTATTTGCATTCGGGTTCTGGATATCAATATTTGCCAACAGGAGAGAATGCTTTTGATACATTAGGATTGCAAAATGTAGAAGGGGCTGTGAATGAATATATTGAACAAAGGGGGATATCGGGTGCGGCTACGATTGGTGTAACTCTTTTTGGTTCTAGATTTTTAACAGGTGTTACGTCTGGGATAAGTGGCGTAAGTCAAGTGCCTCAATATGAAACCACTGTAGAGAGAGAAGCTAGAATCGAATCTGGCATCTCTATGTTGGGTTCCGCAGACTTATTTAAAAAGAATTTTATTTATTACTTGGGGGAAAGATTATGATTTACGAAAGTGTTATATCTAGTGGAGATTCTACCATCTCAGGTTGTCGTTCTGATGAATTAGGAACAAATGTTTTTGTTTCAATTAATAAAACCGCCGTTCAAGCGGGCGGTGATTTCTATTACGATAGAAGTCTTAGCACGGGGCAAATTAATTTAAAGCTTGCGGCCAATGGTCAAATGTTGCTGCAAGAGAAGCCAGTGACAGGGGCTGCGCTAAATGAAGTGGTATACCAAATTTCAACGGGGGATTTTTTCACGAAATTAGCTGATGGAATCAGTGACGAATTTGAGAAATCTAAAATAAATTTTGATTCAACAACCCCTCATGAGCCAAATTATAATGTAAAATACGATATAACTACAGGTGGCATTTTTGCCGCTACTGGTGATTTAGGGCAATCTCTTAAAACAAGCATAACCAATAAGCACACTCCATTTATTTTTACAGATTTTGAATATTTTTTAAATGGCCAAAAAGTTTATTCTGGACTCGGAGTTGGAGCAACTGCTTTAGATGTGCCAAGATTTGATATAGCAGGTGGAGTGGTTACTAGTGCCAATAAGAATAATTTTAAATATACAGCTTATAAGAAAGAGCCGCGAACGGCTTCTGTTACAGGGGAAAGCCCAGACATTGTTACTGGAGATGGATTTATTGAAAAAAGGACAAAGTTTTATATTAATGGGGCGCAAGAATTCCCCGAAAGCTATTTAGAGCTTTATTCTGGTGTAAGTATGATTAAAGCAGATTCTAGCGCCTTAGTAAGCGGAAATCAGATTTTAAACTTTTCTACAGACTCATTAAATTTATGAGAGAGACCATAGAGACATTAGATATGAATTTTAGCAACCAAGCTGGTGGACACTCAGCTTCGGTGGGGACTGTGGCTAATGCTAAAAGCATAGATGGGACGGAAGGTTTGGGGACTGTTATTGGTGGTCTGGGTGAGCTTAATGAATTCTCTAATGAAAAAATAGCGGAGAAAATGAAAAATTTTATCTGTGTTAGCATGACTAATTCATCAGACGCTAATAGAGACACTGTGACGAGAAGTTATGTTGATAAAACCACTTTAATACTAGAGTCTTATCTAGTTTTGATTAGAGGGCAAAATGCGCCACCTGAAGACGGGGATAATTTTGAGGGTCCAGTGCCTTATTTTACAGAAGTGGCTGGAAGCCCTATAAAATCATTTAGTAAAAAGCCGCCTAAAAAAATAGACCATGTTATATATGCTGGTTCGATATATAATGTAGAATCAGCGCAAAGATTTGACGGAGTAAAGATAAGGTTAACATATCAGAACAAAGAACTAATAGAAAAATTATCTTTAAACAGTGATTTTGCTGGTCCGTCCTACCTAGGCTCCCCTGATTTATCTCAATATAATTTAAGCTTTGGTTATACTATAGAAGATTTCAGAATAATGCTAGAGATGGTTGGCCTTAAGGTTAACGGCTTGCCCAGTGATTCGGATATATTGCTAACTGACAGTGGAAACCTTTCAAGCGTAGCTACTTCAATAGCTTCTAAATTAGGTTTCTTCTGGTATGTTAATCCTGAAGACGGATCTTTAAATTTCGTAAATACCTCTATTGCGTCTCAAATACAATTAGATGATTTTTCTAATACTACAGATGAAAATATTACCTCTTCTTCTTTTACTAGAAGTTTAAGAAAGAATCGAGTGGTTAATACTTATACTGGTTCTGCTGAGAAAAAACCAGATGAGGAGGAAAAGTCTTTTACTACAGAAGATAGACCAAGACCCGTTTTTTTTAAGAGAGTAATGTTTGATAGAAATGCAAGTTTTCGAAAAGTAATGACAGGTGAGGAGCTTGGTTGTTTTTATGCCCTCTATCAACAAAATGAAAAAAACAAAATAAAAGATACATTTACTTTTTTCTTATTATATTTAAATAGAGTAGGGCTGGTTAAAAAAATACTTGGATTAAAAAGGAATATAAATATAACAAACATGTATCCTTATAGGTTCACCAGTCTTCAGTTGAGGGATTTTTACAAAAGAGATGGTGTTGATTATGAAGGTAATGCAAAAACAAGGGGTTACTTGCTTCCAAAGGCAACAGCAGAATCTAAAAAAGAGGGTTATAGAAAAACCAATTTAGTGTTAGGCAATAACAAAAAGCTTGATCGGTTTGATGATGATTTTTCATATATCCGATTAAATAGCGTAAGGTTAGATAGTCCTTTTGAGAAGGAAGACCCAGATGAAGAAGACCAAGTAGATATTCCAAATGGTGAAATAGGAATAAAACCTAAAAGACCTACCGATACTGTTCTTGATAGGTTTTTAAAAGCTTACTTTGCTATAGCAGGAGGAATATATGTCACAAACTCTTACAGCAAATATAAAGCAGAGCGCATGGATTTCCAGAACACTGCTGATTTGTCGATTAGTGGGCCGTTCGAAAAAATTGAAACAATCGCTGAGATTGACGAGCTTTCAGATCTTTCTGATCTGATGAACTCTATCAATATAGATCCAGAAAAAACAACTATAGAAGATTTGGCGAATTTGACCAAAGGGGAAGCTAAAACAGGTAATGATTTTTATTTTTTGGGAATGAGGCCAGTCAAGCAATTAGAAAGAGTTCAACAAGATAAGCCTATTAACTTTGAGGATTTGGAATTAGTTACTGAGCTTGCAGAGTTTGAAGCAGACGGCTTGAAAGGGAAGGAATTCTTGGGAGGTCCAGAGTTCTTTATGAGAAATAGCTTTGCAAAGTTCTTTCAAAAAGCTCTCATACAGTCGAGGACTCTTTTTAAGAATGCGATTGATTTTCAATCAAAAATAAAATGCACATACTTAAGAGGCAAGACTAGGGTAAATCCAATTGGAGAAGACGATGAAGAGCAGGAAGATAACAATTTGTCTGGTAGCTCAGAAGGAGATCAGGCTTTAGCGGATCTTTTCGATAGATATGATCTAAAATATTTTTCTGTCGAAAGCCCTTCTTATAATTTAATGAATAAAATTACTCATGGAGCTTCTAGTGGAACAACACTAGACATGAAGATGTTAAAGTCATTAAGAGGTAATATGGTGGAGGACAGTGGTGAACAAATGAGTTCATCTAGAAGTTTATATGGATTACATTTACCTACCTTTAAACCGACAATGAATGCGGTAAGCGTGTCGGTAACTAGTGGGGGAATCGTTACTTCAATTAAAGAATCAACTATAAAGCTAGTTCCACCAGATCAGACGGTTCTTATTGATAGGGCTAATAATGCACTTCGTCCTGATAGCCCAATATCAACTCAACTATCCGCAAGTCAGAAAAACTTTATGGGATTATGATTTTTTGCAGATTGCGATAAGCTTTCTGCATTCTTTGGCTGGAATATCGTCGTAAGACTTCCAATTTGCCGCCTCTTCATTTCTGTAGATTTCTTCCTTCCACAATGCCCTCAGAAGCGTCTTAAAGTCATCAAAGGACTTTACTCCATTATCCTCGTCCAAAGCCTTTTGAAGCGTCCCTGACGGCGTTAACGGGAGCATGGCAGAGTCGCTAGAAGCATCATATTCAACTGTGTTGGAATTATTAGCTCCTTTTGACTTATCAATCTCATCTGCACCCACAATGTGGATATTGAGATAATTACGCACACAACGGACAAAAGCGCGATTACAAGCTATCGTTTCTAGGAATTTAGCGCAGAAATTGTCTGTATTTGCAAGAGTGGCGTTGGCTACATCTTCATATTTAACACAATCTTGTGTTTCATAGTTTTTGATCCAACAAATTGTGCATTTTGCTGTCACATAACCATCGGCAGAATTAGTGACATCAAAAGAAACACTGCAATAACCCCTCATTTTAGCCAACTCCTTGATACCTCCAAGCATAATGAGAAGCTGTTTATCGGAGAGACCCTCAACAGAAGTAGGGATATCTTTCTTCCTAGAAGCAAACCAATCCTTGTTAGGATAGAGAAACTCCTCCTTAATCATGGCTCTCCAGTTGACAGAACCATCCTCGTTAAATTCATAGTCTACATTTTCAAGCAATCCATGCTCGTTACGCTTGTAGATATCTGGGCCGTAGATCTTTTTCTCACTCATCTTCCTCAGTATAAACCATAAAGAAATCTAAGTCAAGGTAAAAATGATCTAAATTTTTCCTACCATTTAAGTCGAAAAAGCTATCATAGATTTTATCGCCGCAAACCACTTTCTTTCCGCTTTTAATTTTAATTTTATTAAAGTCTACGTCACCAATTCTTTTTTTATTATTTTTAATTAAATCTTTGGTGTCTAAATGATTTATTAAATAATGAAAGTTTTTAGCTCTTTCTTTATCAAGGTTTTCTGAAGAAGTGCAAACTAACACATGAGGAATTGAACTTTCTTTTATTTTTTGCAAAAAATCCTGATCGAACGAATCTGCTTTATATACTATTTTTTTTATCTTCCCTAGTTTTAAAAAATCTGGATTTATAGGCTTTGAGAGAGTTATCTCAATTTGGTTTTCTTTAAGTATTTCTGTTAACCAGTATTCGTTATGAGCATAATCCATTCTCACATCAATTAGATTTGCTTTAACGCTTGTTTTTTCTACAGGTATAACCTCTGCAAAGTTTGATTTATAATTGTTGCCTACAAATAAAGTTTTATGTTTTGTAGGTTTTTGCTTTAAAAGTTCTAGAGCAGAGTTCGCGATTGTTTCGGGTTTAATTCTATTAACTGTTTTTGGGTTTTCACTAAAAGAAAAAGATGGCTTTTCTCCATTTGGTCTTTCGGTCTCTATAATTTTTTGATTTGACTGATTACCCCAGTATGGCCTTACGCAAGCTGCAAAAGAGTTGGAGTAAATGGAAACCATTTTTCTATTATAGAACCCTGCTAGATGAGCAGGGAAAGAATCTACTCCCAAGAAGAGAGAACAGTTTTTAACCAGATAGGCCATTTGCCTTATGTTTGTCCTGCCTCTTAGATCAATGTCGCAGTTTAGACTTGGGTCTTTTTCTAGACCTATTTGGAGTGTTTTTAAATTTAACTTTTTGAAGTATGGATCAATCAATTCTTTTACTTCGTCCCAGTAATCATAATCTCTTAAATTGTCTTTCGAGGAAGCATGAAAACAAACATATTTATCACACGCTGTTGGGTAAAATAAGTGCGATATATCGGGGTTGTCTATTTCAAGGCCCGTAGACAGAGCATATCTTTCAATTAGATGCATGTTGTTTATTATAGTTTTCTGAATGTATATTAAACATTATTTTATCAGCGTCTCCTTGATGTAAATAATCTAAATGCTTTTGCGTTCCTACGTTCGGCAAAAAACAAATTTCAAAAAATCCTTTATGATTTAACCTGCCCTCCATCAAAGGAAGATTATCCATTTGCGGAGAATATTCTAATGTTTTATAAATATATTCGTTACCTTCTAAAATTGATAAATATTCTTTTTTGGTTGCAAAGTATAAATCTTTATCTGGATAATTTTTCTTAATGGATGGTAATAAGGATGTGGTCATAAAAACATCGCCAGCAGATTCGGGCATTACTATTAAAATTCTATCTTCGGGATTTTTGTCTAGAATATCTTCAAATTCAACGGGTCCACCTTCTTTTTTCTCCTCTTCTTTCGGGTTTGGTTTCTTTAAAGAAAATAGTATCTTTTTAAGTTTTTTTGCGATACGCTGAACGGAAAAACTATCCTTAACATGATTGATTCCGTTGTTTATTAATATGTATTTATCAGTATCATCCATATTATAAACCTTTTGTAATTTCTTTGCTATGTCATGCGGGCAAGTAGAAGCCTTTACAAATTGTGTTTGTGGCTCTCTATATTCATTCCACTTTAAAGGAATGCCTCCTTGATGTTCATAACATGAGTCTGTGCCACAAGAATATTCTGTGACTAACGTCACAAGGCCAGCGGCTTTTGCTTCTTGAATAGGCAATTCTTGTCCTCCGCTTGTAAAAGGGTGACAATATACATCCATGCAATTATAAAGCTCGTTTAGTTGGGTTTCATTAATGCCCTTCCCGCTATTTTTTGTTTTAAATGTCTTTTCTTTTCTACACTTAGGACAAGTTTTATCTTCTCCCTGATAGGGTCCAATAAAATAAAAATCGCAAGCATGGCACACATAGGTTGACAGAATGTCGTCTGGATCTAAATCCATCTCTTTGATATACCTTGGTATATCCCAGCCTGATGCTGTTTCTGCCCAGTCGGTGTGAAGAAGTAGTTTTGGTTTAGAGTTTGGGTTTTTTTCTTTAAATGTTTTAAAGCCTTGTAATAAATTAGGAACAGATTTCCTTAATTGATTTTTGAAAACAAATCCAATTACATAATTTTCGTTTATTCCAAATCTTTTTCTTAGTTCAGATCTATTTTTTAAAGGCTTAAAGTGACTGTAATCAACCGCGCCGTGCAATGTCTCTACATTTTTGTGACCTAGTTTCTTCATCTCCTCTTCCGCAAAAGATGCCCAAACAAGCATCTTGTCACAGTGAGGTTCCATTTGTAGTGCTTGATCAAGGATAGGGACACTATCTAAAGTGGTCCACAAAACTTTGTTTATCTTATTCCACCAAGGTTTGTTATTATAATCAGAAAAAGCCCAAATATCTTCAACTCCTAGATAGATATCTGGTTTACATTCTTCAATAATTTGGTCTATAGTGTAATAACCATACTGAGCCATTCTTTCTTTAGGCCCATCCCCTTGAATGGATTGAAGTATATTAGGGTCTGACGGGTGTGTCCCGTAAGATTTCCAAGGAGTTAATAGGTTCGCCCCCAAACCAACTCCGTTTCCAGCTTCAATGACTTCTATATCAGGATCATTGTGTAAGGCTAAAAGTATATTTTTTGTATTCTTTCCGAATCCAGTAACAAGTCTACTGTGATTAGAATGAAATAAAACTTTTAGCTTTTTAGAACGGGACATCTGAATCTTCAATATCTGGGGTATTTTCTTGAGTTTCTTCTTTCGGCGCTTGTGGCTTATATGCGTCCACAACAATAAAAGATTCTAAAATATATTTTTTAAGGAGTTCTGATAATACTTCTGTTTCTCCAGCCTCTAAAGGGAGCTTGAAAGTCATAGAAGAATTTCGAGTGACACTAACTCCAAATGCGGGAGTTTCATGCCAATCATCTCCGTCTTTGCCTACGATTTTTCTTTTTTTGTCCCAAGGAGTGAATTTAATAATTGTTGTGTCGGTGTTTCTTCCGTCATTCCTTCGATGGAAGGCTACAAAAGGGATTCTTGTCTTAAAAGAGGAAAGAATCTCGCCAGCTTCGTTGGCAGATAGCTTGATTGTTCCTGACTTTTCAGGATTCTTGGCATTTTCTTTGAAAGAACCGCTTTTAGTCTTATCATTCCAGCTATGTTGCTGGATCATTGATACATACATAACAGCGTTGCCTTTCTTGTCTTTAGCTAGGTCAAAGCTAAAAGCAGCCCCTGTATTTTTAGAGTTTGGCTTATAAAGAGTAAATTTCATTGAATTCGTGTAATCTATTAAAGATAATCTATTGTATTATGGCTTTCAATAAAATTCAACCCGAACAGATCCAATTGCATACTTTTTTTAGTAGTTCTGGAGGATTTGTTTTTGAGCAATCCGACACTGGTGTTAGGTTTGATTTAGATAGAAGGATTAGTGGATCATTTGATTTTTATAGTGGTGTTCTCAAGAACGAAGGAAAGCCTGTTTTTACAATGCCCAAAACGGGAGATAATAATTTTGAGTTTAGTGCTGATAATGTGCTGCTTCAGGGAAAGAATACAGACATAGGTAATAGTGCAAATGATGGAAGTAACTTTGTTATTAAAGGCACTAACTGTAATGTTAGCGGTCAAAACAATTTAATTATAAATGGTATAGGTGTAAATTTTGCAACAGATTCTCAAGACAACACATCTCTTGCAGGAAGAAACGTAACATTTCAGTCAACAGCTACAGGAGTAACAGTTATAAAAGATTCCACAACTAATGCTATATCTTATGGAAAGCAAAACTCTCTACATATTGACTTTAATGGTGGGCAATACTTTGGTGTTAGTGGACCAACCTTCTTTGATAATGATATCAATGTAGATGCTGCGGCATCTGGTATATTTAGTGGGGGATTAAGGGTGATGGGAGATTCCTTTATAAAAGGAACAGCTAAGTTTGAAACTGGTTTTTCTCTTCCTCAATGGAGGGGATCAAACTCTTCGGCTGGCACAGCAGCAATTCCAGCTACTGGGGCGATGGCAATATCTGGCTCAACACTTTTAATACAAACTGGCTACAAGCTTTGGGGTCAAGTTGGTATAGGGACGATAAGTTAATCAATCAAAGTCTAACTTTATTGATTTATTTTCAAAGGACTTTGGTTTGTCTGATAGGTGTTTTTTTCCTACTTTGTTTTCATAGTCCTTGAAAAACTGTTTTTTAACTGGGTCTTCTCCTCCCATTTTACTAGCTCTTTTCTCGCCTAACTCTGCCGAATAATCCATCATATCTCCAAACGTGCCTTTCATATTAGCTGTTTTCTCTACGAAATTATTACTATTAAATGGATCGTCGTTGCTTGAGATAGCAGCATTAGGAATATCCCAAACCCTTCCCCACTCTACCCCGTCTTCAGAGTAAGTATGGTCATCGTTCATTCCTTGAACAACTTCCTTATACCTCTCCTCAGTGGGGTGTTTGTAAGTATATATCGGCACTATTTAAGCTTAATTGTTCTTTTTTCGCTTACGCATTTTTTGGGCATTGTTATTGTTAACAACCCGTTTTCTGTATCGCAAGATATGTCTGCTACAGAAACTGCACCATATAAATTTAATTTAAAATCCCTTTGACGCTTCTCATTTTTTGCTTTAATGATTAAGTTGTCATTAGTTGCTGTGATTTCAATATCTTCTTTGGCGAAGCCAGCAAGTTCAAGTTCTGCCGTGTATACATCTCCACAGTCTTTTACGTCTGCTTGTTTGGTTGTTCCAAAAGCATCAAAAAAATTATCAAGTAAGTGTGTGTTTAGTTTATAATTCATAATACTATATTATATAACATTAATCGTGCCATTTCAAGAATCGCTGTAAATACAGTCTAAAATGGTATCTATAGATTTAGAATATGTAAATTTGTCCCGCAATTTTGTCCCTTCTGTGTTTTTTTGACCCACTCTTTCAAGGGCTTTGTCAAAGCTTTTTAGTATATCGTCTCCACTCAGTTTGTAATAATTGCCTTGATTAAACGGTAGCCCTTCTTTGAAAAAGAAGTTGTCATAACATGGTTGTTTTCCTACGGGGTCCACTAAAATGCTGTTTTCTTCAGTAGCCCAGTCTTTGTGGGCAGAACAGCTACTCACAATAGACCATTTACCAAGAGCCGTGGCGTTGAATGAAGGGAGATTCCATCCCTCGCCATTAGAAAGTCCAGAAAGATCTATATCAATAGAATTAATCAAATCGTTAACTTCTGCATTTGTTTTTAAGTGGGGCAAGAAATTTACATTAGACCAATTTTGGCCCCTTAACGCAGATTGTATGGCTGAATTCATCTGGTCGTTATTTAAAAATTGATTTGAAACCAAACAAGTAAGTTGATATTTTGGGTTGTTTCCAAACTTCTCCGTCCATAGCTGAATAATTGCTTGGGTATTTTTTCTTCTTTCGAATTTTCCGACTAAGCCAAAATGTATTACATCTTCTAAATACTCTTTATTTGTTTCTTCAAAGTCTGGATCGAAGCCAAGGGGAACATAACTAACATTATTACAACCCTTGCTTTTAAAAGATTCTGCCGCTTCTGAACATGAGAAAAATACATGCTTTTGAACATTTACTATATTTACTTCTTCTTCAGTCGGGGAGTCTACTTCATAAAAAGTATATAAGTATTGATTTGGTAAGGCTTTTTCTGAGCCGTTAATGTGCCAAACCTTAAGAGATGGAGTGTCTGGAGTTAATTTTTTTAATCGTGTCGTAGCGATATTCTCTATCCATTTTTTAAAAGAGGAATCAACTTTATCGTATGCTGAAAAATCTCCTTGGTCGCCTATTGGGAATAAGGCTATATCTAAATCTCTTTTTTGTAGCTCTCTAAGAAAGTTTACAGACACGTTTCCCAAACTTAAGGAATTTATAGGTCCGTCAAAATTTAATTTTTTCATTATCTATTCTTGAGTTAAGCTCTTTGATTGCTTTGTCGTGTATGTTGATACAGCCTTGGGCTGATAAATTTATTTTTCTCGCCACCTCTTTCCAAGGTTTTAATTTCCCTTTTCTGCCACAGAAATACCTTTCGTGAAAAATAACCTTCAGGCGTTTGTCTCTGTGTTTTTCTATTAGATTTAAAATTCTTAAAAAAGAATCATTCATCTTGCATTCTTCGTCAGGAGTGGAAGAGCGGTCTTTTTGACAAAACTGTATCTCATCAAAATTCCCAGTTACTCTATTATTTTTATTTTTAGTTTTCTGGGTAAGACACATGTATTTTGTCTTATTAGCTAAATGTGTAGAAAATTTAGCTTTGGACTCATCATATTCTAAGGCAGCTTTGTATATGGTGTAGTCTTTGTCCTTCATGATATCAAAAACTTGATTTTCAGTAAGACAATGCATTCCAAATCTCTTAAGCATGTCCACATAGATCCCCGAATGCCTAGAAATCAACTCGTTTAAGGCATCCTCACTATTGTCGCGCTTTATTAAATCAGTTAAAGCAGAATCTGTGAGTTCTTCAATCACTTGTTATTCTTAATATAAGAGAAATCAAGGAAAAATCAACTATTTTTTTTTCTTGACATGGTAAATTTGATTGCTATTTTAACAAAATCCATCGTATGGGTTACGAGCGTATAGGTAACGTATTAAAATAATATTCCATACGTTACCCATACGTTCATATTAATTTAATGCCTTTGGCAATTTTTTAAGAAAAAGCGATTGACGAGTTTCTTAGCTCCCTCTAACATGTGTAACTTTACGAAATGATTTTTGAAGAACAGATATCCAGAAAACCAGACCATTATCCTTGGGCAGAAGAATTTATTGAGGCTATGCATAATGGGTTTTGGACAGATAAAGAGTTTAGTTTTACCAGTGATGTGCAAGACTTCAGTGTAAATTTAAACGATACAGAAAGAGAAATGATTATCAGAACTCTCTCTGCTATTGGTCAAATTGAAGTAGCGGTAAAGAAATTTTGGAGCAAACTGGGAGACAATTTACCTCACCCCAGCTTAACTGATTTAGGATATGTCATGGCTAATGTGGAGGTTATTCACAATAATGCTTATGAGAGATTACTAAAGGTGTTGGGATTAGAGGATATTTTTGAGCAGAACCTTAAGCTGGACTTTATTGAGGGTAGAGTGAATTATCTGAGAAAATATACCCACAGGTTTTACAAAGACTCCAAGAAACAATATGTATATGCTCTTATTTTGTTCACACTCTTTGTAGAGAATGTTTCTCTGTTTAGTCAGTTTTACATAATCAATTGGTTTAATCGTTACAAGAATGTCCTAAAAGACACTGGACAACAGGTAAAGTATACAAGAAACGAAGAAAATATTCATGCTTTAGCTGGAATTAAGATAATTAACACAATTAGAGAAGAGCACCCAGAGCTTTTTGACGATAGTCTTGAAGAGAAAATTTTAGAGGAGTCACAAGCCGCTTTTAAGGCAGAATCTCAAATTGTAGACTGGATGATCAACGGCTACAGCGAGAAAGGTATAAGCGCACCGATTTTAAAAGAATTTATTAAGAATAGAATTAACGAATCATTAGAGCAAATTGGCTTTAAGAAGGCATTTGATGTTGACAAGGATCTATTAGTGAATACAATTTGGTTTGAAGAAGAGTTACTCGGGAATAATGCTACTGATTTTTTTCATACGCGACCTGTAGAATACGCAAAAAACTCTCAAACATTTGACGCTGAAGATTTATTTTAATGAAAGATTACTATTGGTTAAACGAAGAATCCAAACAATTCCTTGAAAGAGGTTACTTACAAAAAGGGGAGAGTCCTAAAAAAAGAATAAGGGCTATCGCAGAGGCTGCTGAAAAATATTTAAGGCAGAGCGGGTTTGCGGATAAGTTTGAACATTATATGAAGAGGGGGTTTTATTCTCTCTCTAGTCCTGTTTGGTCTAACTTTGGTAGAGACAGAGGGTTACCTATTTCCTGTAATGGCGTTTATGTTGACGATAAAATGGATTCTATTCTCCGCAAACAAGCGGAAGTTGGAATGCAAACAAAACATGGCTCTGGGACATCGGGCTATTTTGGTGATTTAAGAGCAAGAGGGATTCCAATTAGCGTGGGAGGAGTTTCTGCTGGCGCAGTTTATTTCATGGAGCTATTTGATAAAGTTGCGTCTATTGTTTCCCAAGGACATGTAAGAAGAGGATCTTTCGCAGCATATCTTCCTATAGATCACCCTGATATTGAGGAATTTTTAAGGATTAGAAGCGAAGGCAATCCTATCCAAGAAATGTCGTTTGCTGTCTGCATTGATGATAAGTGGATGCGGTCAATGGTAGACGGAGATAAGGATAAAAGAAAAGTTTGGGCGAATGTAATAAAGAAAAGATTTGAAACGGGATATCCATACATATTTTTTACAGACAATGCCAACAACAACGCTCCACAAGCATACAAGGATAAGAAACTTAAGATACATGCTTCTAATCTTTGCAGTGAGATAGCTTTGCATTCGTCAGAGGACGAGTCTTTTGTCTGTTGTTTATCTTCTTTAAACCTTCTCAGGTGGGACGAAATAAAAGAAACCGATGCGGTTGAAACTCTTGTTCAGTTTCTTGATGCAGTTATGGAGGAATATATCTACAAAACAGAAAATATTCCCTTTATGAAGTCTTGTCACAACTTCGCTAAAAGACAAAGAGCTTTAGGTCTTGGTGTTCTCGGCTGGCACTCTCTCCTACAATCCAAGAATATTGCTTTCGAAGGATTAGAGGCTCAGTTTTTAAATGCGGAGATACATAATATAATTAGAGAAAGATGCGATAGAGCTACATCCAAATTAGCAGAAGAATTTGGGGAGCCAGAACATCTTCGCGGCTACGGAAAACGCAATATGACCACTATGGCTATTGCCCCCACTACATCTAGTTCATTTATTCTTGGTCAAGTTTCTCCATCTATTGAGCCATTAAATAGTAATTATTTTACTAAAGATTTAGCTAAAGGTAAATTTACATATAAAAATCCACATTTAGAACAACTTCTTGAAGAGAAGGGTAAAAACAATACGACCACTTGGAAATCTATTTTAGTAAAAGGAGGTTCGGTTCAGCATTTAGATTTCTTATCGGAGCATGAGAAAGATGTATTTAAAACTTTCGGGGAGATTTCCCAAAAGGAGATTGTAATACAAGCCGCCCAAAGACAAAAATATATTGATCAAGGACAAAGTCTCAATGTAATGATTTCTCCCAAGTGTCCCCCAAAGCAAGTTAGCGAACTTTTAATTTTTGGTTGGGAGCAGGGAGTTAAGAGCTTTTATTATCAAAGAAGTGCTAATCCTAGTCAAGAATTAGCTAGATCAATTTTAAATTGTTCGTCTTGCGAGGGTTAATTCCCTTTTGAAAAATTTTTGTGTAGACAGTCATACTATGACTGACCTAAGCAAAATAACTGATGAGGAAATTGAGAAACCTCCCAACGATTTCGAAACTGATGAAACACTCGCCTATATACTTGGGCGCATCAGTGAAGAGATTATTGAGGATTAGTTGACAAACCCGACAACTGATTCTACAATAGGACAGGTCGAGGATTTATTTCCTTGAGGTCATAGTAGACCTCTGGGTCTGATACTAGGCCCAGAGGTTTTTATGTCTAAAAAAATAGGGTTTACTTGTGGCGCATTTGATTTGCTACATGCTGGTCACATCCTCATGCTTGAGGAATGTGCTTCTAAGTGTGATTTTTTAATAGCTGGACTGCATGTAGATCCCAGCAAAGAAAGGTGCCTTAAAAATAGTCCAGTGCAGTCTTTGGTAGAGAGATATATACAATTAAAAGCGACAAAATTTGTAAATGAGATTCTTCCGTATGAAACAGAAAATGATTTATTAGAAATACTAACATCTATTGATATAGATGTTAGATTTATTGGTTCAGACTGGAAGGGTAAAGATTTTACTGGTTATGAATTAGATGGAAAAAGACATAAGATAATCTATAATACTAGAGATCATTGTTTTTCATCATCAAATTTGAGAAAAAAAATTCATGAATCCACTTTCTCTTAACTTAATAATTTTTTGCACGACTATGGGTCACGCTGGAAGGCACACCTATAAAGACTGCATAAACAATCTTTATGACAAGGTTGATAAAAATATATTTAAAAATAGACTCCTGCACTTAAAAACAAGAGAGGGAGAAGAAAAAATAGCAGAAGAAATTAAAACCTTTTGTGAAGATCGAGACATCAGAGTTTTAGAAACAATAGAAAATATTGTTCACCACTCAGAAAATCACCTAACTCATTCTGCTGGATACTTCAAAGATATTTATAAGTCATATTCAGACCCCAAAATTAAAAAAGAAAAATATTCTTTTTGGGTAGAAGATGATGAGTTACTACAAACTTCGGGGATTGAATTAGCAGACGCTATAAAAAAGTCTATTGATTTTTTAGAAAAAAACCCAGATACAATATGCGTCAGATTCAATAGGGCAAAAGACTTTGGTGAACCCGACTCAGACTTTTTAATAGAAGATGATGATATATTTACACAGTCTATTATCTCTACTGAAAACGGACCTACGTTCACTTTTCAGCCGAACATAAACGTGACAGAAATAGTCCTTGATACTTGGGAAGAGGCCCAGATGTATTTAGAAGATCTTGACACTTATCACTGTGAAATTGTATCAGGAGGTCTTTTGAAAAAAAGAACAAATTCTAAAACACCATTTTCATTTTTTAACACTAACAAGGTATATTCAAAAACAATAGGATGAAACTTTGGCTTATAGGAATAACAACAGAGGGTCACAAAGAAGACCTTGAAGAATTAATAGAACCAATTAAAGATGATTTTGATGGTCTTGTATGGACATTTCATTATCCGAAAGATGAAGGAGCAGATTATCTTGAAAGCGTTAAAGGAGACGGTGATATTATTTATAGTAAATGGAATAACAGAACAGACTTTAGTCGGAATCAATCTTTATTCCAAGGTCCAATAAAATCAGGCGACTGGTTTGTAACAATGGACACTCTTGAGAGACTTTCTCCAAATTTCACAAAACAGCTAAGGGATCTTATAGGTTACTTTGAAAACAATAAAATAGATGGAGCATATATATATGATAAAAGGTTTATGTTTAGGTTTAACGAAACAATGGAATTCAAGGGTAATCCCCATGAAGCTATACTTGGAACCCAAAATACCGTAGAATTAACCAACCTTAAAATTTGGGATAAATCCTTCCAAAAAAATGTTAGAAAAGAAAAAAGGCAAGATCCTTTTTATTTTGTTGAACACAATTTTAAATATTATTTATTCCCAAATACAAATCATTTATTTCTCGGCTTTGAAGATAATGTCCCCTTAGTTAGAGAAAGATATAATAACAGGATGAAGTTATTCCAAGCTGTATACACGCAAGGGTTCGATCCATATGATTATGATTCTATGAAAGAGTGCCTAGAAGATCACTTAGATGATACCATGAAAGACTGCATTAATTTCGATAAGTTTTTAAATGATTGGTATAGGCTTAAAATAATAGGAGAAACAGAGGGAATTATAGATAAACACGATTTTTCCAAGTTTAAACCAATTGATTTCTTAAAATGATTTCTCTATACACAACATTATTTAATATAGACAAGCTAGATATAGACTTAGATGAAGTCTTTTCTAATTGGTTATATTATGTTGATGAAATAGTTATAGCAACTTTTAGGTGGGAGCACGAAAAAGTCAGGAATGAAGTTATAAAAAGTAAATTTTATGACCCTAAAAAAATAGGAATTGTATCAAGGCACCTAGAAATACAAACAGATGTTTATTGGGAAGGTAAACTAAAGGACGCAGCACTTGAAAACTGTCGCAATAAAGTTGCGCTACAATGTGATTTAGATGAGCGAATCTCAGGAGACAAAGAAAGATTAGACCTTTGTTCTACAGTTATTTTAGATCATGACTTCCCTTGCAGTATTATGTTGCCTACGATTGATTTGTATGAAGATTTAGATCATTACATTAACATTGGTCAAAAATGGTATTTGCATACTAAAGAAGGGTCTCACAGAGGATCTGTTGCTTGGGCGAGAAAAGAAGATGGCAGTTTAGATCCTGAAAAAAGTGACACCTGTGAACTTATAGATTCTAATGGCAATCTTATACCATGTGTTGCTAAAATACAACTTGATGACCTTAACCCTAAAATAATTCATTTAGGATATTTAGATTTAGAAAAAAGAAATAATGTAAACAAATTTTGGGGAAAAATTTGGAACCATAGAAAAAACGGAAAATACGATGCATCATATGAACCAGAAGAAGTAGTGTCTGGGGATTCAAGAAAGAAAAAACACGATATGCAAAAACCAATCTGGCCTACTTTATGAAAAAATATGGTATAATATATTGTGGCTATAACACAGAAGATTATGTTTTAAAATCTATTGAACCATTTTTAAAACGCGATAACCATATTGTCTCGGCTGTATCTGTTCCATTTAAAGAATATAGAGGCATAGATTCTTTTCATGATCACACCACAGACCTACTTAGAGAACTAGTTGAGCAAAGGAGGCTTAAATATTTAGTAGATACACCCCAGTATATTTCAGAGGCAGAAGCTAGAAACAATGCTCTGTTTTATTTAAAAAAGTATGATTTGGATTATATCTGGCTAGTTGATTCTGACGAATTTTATACAGAAGAACATATTGAAAAAATTGAAGAATATGTGGAATCAAGCAATAGAAATTTATTTAAAATATCATTAAAAAATCACGTTTTTGATGTAGATCATTATCTAGAAGAACCCTTCTGTCCTCCTAGAATTTTCAAAACAAATATAAAGGATTCTATCAAGATGGCAGGATTTTATTGGGATAATGACATAAGTTATGAATATAACGGGCAAATCATAAGTTATGAGAATATGGAGATAGAGACCATACCAAAAGAAGTGGCCCATATACCTCACTATACTTGGCTCAATGATAGAATAGGAAAAAGAAAAGTCGAATATCAGCACAAACATTTTGGACATTGTAGTTATAAATGGAATCATGAAAAACACTGTTTGGAGTTCGATGAATCTTTCTATGAAAAAAATCACATACCCATCCCAAAAGTAAAATGTATAAAGTAAAATTATATGGAGCCAAAGAATATTGGTGTCAAGTTCCTCGCATAGAACAAGGCTTCAAAGGATTAGGTCATGAAGTTGTTTGCGGAGATGACTATGACTTTATTTATTGTAATAATTTTGATTTCGGTAAAAAAGATACTCAGCATAAAGATTCCGCTTTATACCAAGGAGATTCTCAATTTCCCAAAAAAGGGTTTAAAATTTTCAACGTGCTAGATATTCCTCCACACAACCCTGACTTCCCGATTGACAAATTAAAAGACCAGCTAATTCATGCAAATGTTGTTACTTGTATTAGCGAGCCAGTTAAAAAACAATTATCAGATATAGGCATAGAATCTCATAACATAGGGAATCCAATAAAAGATATATTTTTTGACCCTCTTGTAGAAAAAACTATAAATTGTTTGTATGTTGGAAGAGCAAACGATCCAAACAAAAGAATCGAGCTATTAAACAATATACCAAAAATAATTGTTGGCCCAATTGGAGGGGTAGAGCCTAACAATAATTTTTTAGGTCTAGTTAATGATATGTCTTTAAATGAACTCTATAATAAAGCAAAAATAGTAGCCCTTCCTTCTAAGTTTGAAGGTTTGGGGTTACCCGCTTTAGAGGCAATGGTCTGTGGCGCTGTCCCGCTTGTTTGTAGTGATAACCCTAACTCAAAATTATGCCCAGATTTCTGCGTAGCAGAACCTAATATTGAATCTGTTACAAAAACATACAACGGCTTAGTTAATCATTTCTCTCACTACCAATCAGTTATACTAGACGAGTGGTCTTCTCAAATACAGCATAAGTTTTCTAAATTTAGTGTTGCGAAGAACATTATTAATTTATACGAGAAATATAATGACAATTAATGATGTGACATACCTAAGCGTTTATGGGAATGATCTTAGCAAGAAAAAAAATTCAGGCATAGACTCTATATCTAAATTAGCAAATGCAGATAATGGAGTCCTTGATTTTGCTAAAAGAAGAGTATTTACCCATAAAACACCATCTGTCTTTTATGACAATGTTGAATACATTCAAATACCAGAAGTAAAGTATGAAACTTTCTCGGAATTTGTCATTCTGTATTATCCAGAAATGTTTGATTCTGAGTTTATGTTAAATTTTCATCGCGATGGATTTATAGCAAACCCAGATTCTTGGACCGATATCTTTTTAAGATATGATTATGTGGGTGCTCCTTTTGATGCAGGTGGATATCAGCATGAGATTTGTTCTGGGAACGGAGGATTTTCTTTGAGGTCTAAAAAGTTTTGCACTGAATTAAGAAACATATATCTACAATCCAGAAATTATCTTAAATCATTAGAAAACCCCAATGAACAAGAAGACATTATATCTTGCTACCTTTTAAGAGAAGAACTAGAACAAAGAGGTGTAAAGTTTGCGCCATTCGAAGTATCCTCTATGTTTTGCACAGAACACCTCGCATATACCGATAGAGATTTTTATAAGAGTTTTGGTATACATGAAATAAGTCCTGCATCTAAAAAAACAGTTAAAGAGAATATTTTTAATAAGGACCATGTTAAATATGCCTGTAAAAACCATCGCAAAACAACTCAAGCCAGAAGAAAAATTTTAAAGAGAATATTAAGGTGAGTATTGAAGATAAAATGTCTATTCGTCGCATGAGAAAAAAAGACATTCCGTTTTTCAATTGTTTACGAAATGAGTGTTCTTCTTTTTTGCACGATCAAAGCAAGTATTCCCTAGACGAATCTCTTAAGTGGTTTGAAGAAGAACGACCAAAGTTTTTTATTTTAGAATTTGCTGGCGACAAAATTGGCTATTTTAGAACCAGTATTGAGGATGTGAATTTTTTTATAGGCTTAGATATTCATAAAAACTGGAGAGGGAAAGGTCTGGCTACAACTGCATATAAAATATTTTTAGATAAAATAAAAAAAAATCTTAACATAAAAGAAGTTTATCTTAAAGTTCTAACTAAAAATCAAGTGGCCTTAAATTTATACAGAAAGCTGGGTTTTGTAGAGACTAGAAGAGAAATGATAGACAATAAAGAAAGTATTGAAATGAGAATTGAGTTATGAAAAAAGTTATTGTAACAGGAGGATGCGGGTTTGTGGGACACCACGTTATTGATCATATCTTAAAAAAAACTAACTGGGACATTTATTGTATTGATAAGTTAAGCTATTCTTCTTTCGGGCTTTCTAGGCTGCAAGAAACTGCGGCTTTAAGCAATCCTAGGTTAAAAATGTTTACTTTTGATTTGTGTTCAGAAATACCCGAGGGCTTAGTAAAAGAATTAAAAGACACAAGTTACATTTTACACATTGCTGCTGAGTCGCATGTAGAAAATTCTATTTTAGATCCAAAAGACTTCACCAAAAATAACGTAGACTCTACTTTAAATTTGTTAGAATTCGCCAGATCGCATTGCGAAAACTTAGAAAAGTTTATGTATTTTTCTACAGACGAAGTTTTCGGCAACGCTCCAGAAGGATTTGCGTATAAAGAGGGAGACAGGTTTAATTGTGGTAACCCTTACTCTGCTTCAAAAGCTGCCAGTGAGAGTATTTGTGAATCATATTGCAACACATATGGCATCCCTATTGTCATTACAAACACAATGAACATTATAGGAGAGAGGCAACACGCTGAAAAATTTATACCAAAGGTTATTAAATCAATTTTAAATAAAGAAAAAATACATATTCATTGTTATCCAGATGGCAAAAAAGCTGGAAGCAGATTTTACATTCACGCCAGAAATGTTGCTGACGCTTTTGTTTTTGTGTTGAAAAACACATGCGAAATTCTTGATAGTCATGATTCATCCATCGGAAGGTATAATATCTCGGGATGTAAAGAACTATCAAATCTAGAAGTTGTCCAAATAATTTCCGAAATTATGGGAGAAAAAGCTATATATGAGATGACTGACTATCACTCAAAAAGACCCGCTCATGATTTAAGATATGCACTTAATGGAGATAAACTAGAAGATTTAGGATGGAAGGTTCCAGTTGACTTTAATAAAACCTTACAAAAAACAGTTGACTGGACTCTACAAAACAAGCATTGGTTAGAAGAATAAATTTTATGATTTCATTATTTAAACCATTTATGTCGGAAGACTGTTCTTCGGTGCTTTCTAATATTTTTGAAAAAGGATGTCTCACAGAGGGCGAATATTCAGACGACTTTGAGGATAAAGTATCTCAATATATTGGTAATAAAAATACATCTCTAACAAATAGTGGGACTTCTGCCTTACATTTGGCTGGCATCTTGTCTGGAATAGAAAAGGGGGACGAGGTAATAACTACAGCAATGACCTGCATGGCTACTAATGAGCCGTTTTATAATATGGGGGCCAAGCTTATTTTCGCAGATATTGATATTACGACAGGCAATATTTGTCCCGAAAGTATCAGGTCTAAGATAACAGATAAAACAAAAGCAATCGTAGCTGTTCACTGGGCTGGACAACCAGTCGAGATTGATAAAATTAACGATATAGCAAAAGAATTTAATATAAAAGTTATTGAAGATGCAGCCCATGCTTTTGGTTCATCATATAAAGGGAAAAGAATAGGATCTCATTCAGACTTTGTGTGTTTTTCATTCCAAGCTATAAAGCACTTGACTTGTGGAGATGGTGGTGCGCTTTCATGTAAAAATAAAGAAGACGCAGAAAGAGCTAGAAAAATAAGATGGTTTGGGCTAGATAGAAAATTTGAAGGGAAAAGTCGATGGGACCAAGATATTACAGAGTCAGGATACAAATATCACATGAATAATATTAACGCTGCAATAGGCTTAAAAAATATTAAAAATATTGACTTTATCATACACGGCCATATCAGAAACAGAAACCATTATGATAAACACATTAGTAATCCTAAGATTACAAAAATGAGAAAACCTGACAATACGGTAAGCTCCAGTTGGATTTATTCTATTTTAACAGAAGATAGAGAAACCTTAAAATCTTATCTCGCTGACAACGGAGTAGACTCTGACAGGGTTCATGTTAGAAACGATCAATATTCGGTTTTTGGAGGAAGGAATGAGAGCCTTAAAAATTTAAATGAATTTGATTCCAAATTACTAAACATTCCTGTTGGATGGTGGGTAGAAGAAGACCAAGCAGCCAAAATAACCAGAATTTTAAATAAATTTTAGTGAAAACAAATCTTGTAAAAGTTTTCTACTTTGGAGAAAGGAGAAAGCAAATTGAAGAAGCAAAAACTGATAAGTTTTTTTTCTTAAAAAAACAAGTAGAGTATTTATGTAATACAAAACACGACCTCGATCAGATAACTTTTGTTATTAACGGAGATATTCCCGAAGGCTATGAAGAGGAGGTCTTACCTCTTAAACAAAAATTTAAATTTGTCACTCTTTCAAGAGAGAATGTAGGGATCTCTTACGGCGCATACTCTCATGCTGTTGACATTTTTATAGATGATTTTGATTTCTTTATATTTTCGGAGGATGACTTTATTTTTTGTAAAGATAACTTCGATACAATTTTTAAAGAAAAATTCTATTCTATAGATAACGCATCTATGATCGCCGCCGTATCACAAAACTATGACGGTTATTACCGAAAACACGCTTCAGTATCCATATACGGAACTTCTAAAGAAATACTTAAAAGGATAATATCAGATCACGGTAAACTGCCTTTTACTGATAAAGATTTAGTGTTAACTTACTCAGAAGGGCAAGTATATCATACAAATCTGTTTTTTGAATACGGAGAAGTTCTTGATCATACAAAAGATTTTCGCATAATATTTCATGACGGAAAAGGATTTCACTTTTTCGGAGATGACAAAAATCCTTGTATTATAACTTCAGTTGAAGCAATTGTTGACCCAAAAATAAAATTTATAAAAAATGAAAAAAATATGTCTAACATTTGATGATGGTCTTGAAAGCCATGTTTGGGCGAAAGATGTTTTAAAAGACAAGGGCTTAAAGGGGACATTTTTTATATCAACTGCTAATATGTGGGAAAACCACTCCGTTGCTACTCAATTAGGTTTAAACGAACCTCTGATTGATCTTAATCTTTTGCCAGAATTTGAAGAACAGGGTTTTGAAATAGGGAGCCATACAGTAAGTCATCCTAACTTAACTCAAGTTGGTAGTAATGATCAGGTGTTACATGAGTTAATTTCAATGAACGAAATTTTGACTAAATACGGAGTTAAAAAAATTAACACTTTTGCCTATCCCGCATATTATGCAGACTCAAGAGTCGCAGATATTGTAAAGTCGGCTGGATTTACCCACGCTAGAACAGGTTACGATTATGGTGAACCAGATTGGACAAGATGGGATTTTCTGGAAAAACCTGAAAACCCAAGACCAAAAATAAAATATCCCGAAGACTCTGAAAATAACTTTTTGATTAAAGTTAAAGGTATATTTAATTTTATTTACAGGTATGAAGATTTCGTTGAAGATGTGGACGGAATGAGTTCAGATGAATCTGCCATTTTTGTTTTTCATGGCTTAAAACACAAATCCCTCAGAAGTGACTTTGAAAAAGTTGTTGATCTTATTGGCCGCGAAGATTATATTACTTCTATAAATTTTAGAGATATTTAGATGATAAACTCAATTTTTAAACAATTTAAAAACAAACATAAAGGACAAGAAGCGGTCTTGTTTGGAAGTGGAGCAAGTTTAAATAAGTATAAACACATTGACGCAGATATTTATGTTGGCGTAAATTATGTAGGCGATTTTGAACTATTTGACCAGTCTAAGGATAATCACCAAAAATTAGATTATTATTTTTTTGGAGACAGGGGCAGGTGTATGGACAAGTCTTTTAATGTAAAGATAGCTAAATTTGGAGCCAGTGAAGTCGATGGTTCTCCTCATGAATTACATTACTCAGCAGAAGAAGTTGAGTCATTTGGGGCTTATCCAATGTCAGTCAGAAACATGATGCCGCCTCGCTTTAACTTAGACATTTCTGAAAACGCCACTTGCGGAGTTTCTGTGATTTTTCATGCTTTAAATTTTCTTTTTTATACAGGTGTTAAAACAATATACATAGTAGGTTGTGATTGCAATGAGAAGGTGTGTTTTGATGGAAAACCAATCATAAACAGCGGAGATGCTTCATATGATATTTACAAAGTCGGCTGGGAAGAGGCTAAAAATTTTATAAAAAACAACAACCTTGAGACAGAAATAATTTCTGTAAATCCAGTTGGACTTAAAGATTTATTTAAAGACATAAAACAATGAAAGAGATAGTATTGCCGAAAAGCCACCCTCTATTCAAATGGTTTCCTGATTTAGAAAGCCAGAAAATAAGTTATCCTGAATTTAAGTCCTTGTTCAAGGAAAAGCTAAAAGCATTAGCAGAAAAGTCTAACAATTTTAATTTACAAAAAGAAATTAAAAGTGATGAACATATTAATTGGAGATATCCTTTAATGACTCCATTCTTTATAAAAGATGATTTAAAAAATAAGAATGTTTTGCATATTGGGTCTCGCAAGGGTGAGATCTGTGAGGGTCTTTCTCGTTATTGCAAAAGCTTAACGTCTATTGAAATATTTTTTGATATCATAGAAAAAAGCTTGAATAGGAAATATTCCTGCCCAAGAGAGGTTATATGTGATGATATTCTTGATATTGACAAATTAAATCATTTTGATTTGTTTTATTTGTATATAACCTTTGAAATTGATCCAAGAATAATTGAGCACATTTATTCTAACATTACTGGTAAAAAAACAATCTATGTTGGAGTGCCTCAACAGCTAGATAAATTTGATTCTTTTTGTTCTTGGGCTAAAGACTTTGTGGAAAAGACTAAATCCAAACTCGATTATGTTCCTATAATCTTTGATGAACTTGAAGATTATCCACCAACTAATCCCACTGATTTCACTAGAGTTACAGAGTGGAGTGGAGTGGAAACATTTTCCAATCAATCTGGGGTTATGCTTTTATTTAAAATAAATATAAATAAAAAATGAGAAAACTAGAACTAGAAAACTTTGAGGAAACTTTTGATAGAATCATCAACTCAACCGAGTGGGAAAAACTACAAAACTCTTACAATAAAGCTGAAAACATTTTCTTTTTAGGACATGGTGGCAATATGGCTGTTGCTGATCATGCGGCAGTTGATTCTTGCCGCTTGTCAGACAAAAACATCATAAGCCCTTCTAGTGCAATTGTAGCAACATCCTTTATAGCAGATGACAATTTCCACAATTGGATTAAAAATTGGTTAAATATCAGGACAAAATATTTAAACAAAAATAACTGCCTTGTGGTTGCCTTCTCCTGCTCACTAAACAATGAATCCGCAAACAGCATAGTCAACGCTCTGAATTGGGCTGATGACCAAGGTATTGATACAGCTATGATCTCCGCTCAATATAATCCGTGCGGGAACCCAAATATCATAAAAGTTGTTCAAAATGTGGAATATTATCATGTTTCCGAAATGCTTTCCCTAGCTCTAACCTATCAATTAATTAAGGGTTATGGAGTAGACTGCCCTTCTATTTTAAAAAAATGCAAGAAATAAAACATGTTCCCGATGGGCTTGAATCTCAAGCTAATAATTTAGCCATAGATTTCGATGGAGTCATACATACTTTTGATAAGGGCTATCATGACGGCACTTGCTATGGAGAACCTATTGAGGGAACAAGAGAGGCGATAGAGCTTTTGTCAGAAAAGTATAATTTAATTATCTTCACTGCGAAGATTAAGAAAGATAGACCCTTAGTTAATGGAAAAACTGGGTTACAGCTTGTGGAGGAATGGCTAGAGAAGTATGATTTAAAAAAATTCTTTTCTGAGATAACTTGTGAAAAACCTAGAGCTTGTTATTACATAGACGACAAAGCGATAGAATTCAAGTCTTGGGAGAAAACCATTGCTAAAATAAATGAATAAAGAGGTTACAGCAGTTATCCCCGTCAGAAAAGGCTCTCAAAGAGTGCCTAAAAAAAATATTAAACCGTTTGGTGACACAAACTTACTTAATCTTAAAATTTCTCAACTCAAGAGAATCAAAAATTTACATAAGATTATTGTGAATTCTGATTGCGAGGAAATGTTAGCAATTGCTGATCAGTTAGGTGTCCATACGCAAAAAAGAGATGATTACTATTGTAGCTCATTTGTAAACAATAGCGAATACTTTGAACATATAGGTCAGGTTACAGAAGCAGAGCATATTATGTATGCCCCCGTTACATGCCCGTTTATAAAAGATGATACTATTGAAAAAGGCATTGATCTTTATCAAGATTTAGAAGACTTCGACAGCGTAATGACGGCTTTTGATGTAAAAAATCATTTATGGTTGGATGGCAAACCAATTAACTATGAACCAAAAAACGCACCAAATAGCCAAGATTTGCCAGAAATTTTAGCAGTCCACTACGGCGTTTCGATACTTAGTAAAGAAACTATGATTAAAAATAGAAACGCAATCGGCGAAAGACCATTTTTTATTAAACTAGGAGAAGAAGAAGCTTTTGATATTGATACAGAGCTAGAGTTTGAATTTGCAGAATTTTTATATAAAAAAAATACTTAATGAAGAAAGTAATTATAACAGGAGTAACAGGTCAAGACGGTAGTCACATGGTGGACTACTTAATCAACAATACTGAACATACAGTCATAGGCGGGGTAAGGAGACTTAGTGTTAAAAATCATGAAAACATAGAACACCTCTTAGATAACCCAAGATTCTTTTTAATTGATTTAGATGTCACTGACGCTGAAAACATTGATAGAGTTATCTCTGAGCACAAGCCTGATTACTTTATAAATTTTGCTGCTAATTCATTTGTAGGCACAAGTTGGCAAATGCCAGTTAATCACATGCAAACTAATTGTATGGCGGTTCTTCATCAGCTAGAGGCTATAAGAAAACACGTTCCAGATTGCAGATATTACAATGCAGGTAGCTCTGAGGAGTTTGGGGACGTTATTACAGAACCTCAATCAGAAGAACATCCACTGCGTCCTAGAAGCCCATACGGAGCTTCTAAATGTGCTGCAAGACACTTGGTTAAGGTATATAGAGATTCTTACAACTTGTATGCTGTTCAAGGATGGCTATTTAATCACGAAGGAACCAGAAGAGGGGTAGAATTTGTCACCAGAAAGATTACTCAAAATGTAGCTCGCATTGCTGATGAATTTGCTCGAAAAGAAAACTTTGAACCTTTAAGATTAGGCAATGTAGATTCTAAAAGAGATTGGAGTGACGCAGAAGATTTTGTAGACGGCATTTGGAAAATGCTAAATCAAGAAGAACACTGGACGCACGTTTGGAAAAACAAACCAGACGAGTATGTTTTATCTTCAAACGAAACACACACTATAAAAGAGTTTGTTGAAGAAGCTTTTAATTTTGCTGGTTTTCATAGAAACATTTGCAGGTGGGAGGGTCATGGCGAAGAAGTAAAATATTATCACGGTGATGATTTACTGATGGAAGTTGATCCTAAATTCTACCGCCCCGCAGAAGTTGATTTACTTTGGGGCGATTCAGAGAGAGCCAGAACAGAGCTTGGCTGGAAACCCAAAACAAATTTTATTCAGTTAGTTAATAAAATGGTAAAACATGACATTGAGCTATTGACTTAAGTCCACATGCCGTTATACTGGCTTTATGCCAAGAGGTAAAAAGTCATGTCCATCCTGCAATGCCCTACTCGGAGCACGGATTAAGGTTTGCGGTTGCGGTCATGAATTTTTGCCAAAAGCTAAAAAACAAGCAAAGCCCTTCTTTAAAGAAAGAAAAGAATTCTTAAAGCGTATGCTTGGCGGCTCAAAGCCAATAAATTACGTTTTTGAAATGTCTACTGTGACAAAGATTTTTTCACAGTTTGAAAACGATCTCGACTTTCTATCCAAGGTTAAACCGCCTTTTGAATTAAAAGGCAGTATTAAATATTTTTTAACAAAAGATGGAAGAGAATATTTAAGCAAAAAATATAAGGAATTTAACTACAAGCTCCCAGAGAAGGATAAATTTGTTGACACGGGCGTAAAAGTTGGAGAAGATACTGTAAAGAAAAAGACTAGAACACTAAGAGATTTTTTAAATGACTAAAATGAAGAAGAAAAGCGGATCGAAGGATTATACAGAGGCATTCCTCAAATCAAACAAAGACTACCACTACAACTTAGAGGAAGGAGCAGAACCATATCTAGTGTCCAGTGGGTCTATGATTCTTGATCACGTTTTGAGCGGAGGATTTGGATCGGGTCTACATAGATTTATTGGAGCAAATGAAGGGGGTAAAACAAATGAAGCTCTGCATGTGATGCACAACATGCTCAAGACGGTAGAAAACTCTAAGGGTCTTTTTGTGATGGCTGAAGGTAGATTAAGCCAAGATATTAAAGATAGAGCGGGGATTAAGTTTGTTCATTCGGCAGAAGATTGGGATGTGGGGACATGCCTTGTTCTTGAGTGCCACATTATGGACACCATGATTGATTTTTTGAGAGGCTTACTTAAAAATAACCCAGACAAAGAAAAATTCTGTATTGTAATCGACAGTATGGACGGTTTAATTACAAAAGAAGACTTAGAAAAAGGCTCTTCTGATGCTAGAAAAGTAGCGGGAGGAGCCTTAATGACTTCTGACTTCTTAAAAAGAGTCAGCTTGGGAATGAGCAAGTTCGGACATATGTGTATTATGATCTCTCAGGTGAGATCGACTATCTCTACAAGCATGTATGCCAAGCAAGACCCAAACAACCAGACAAACAGCAGTGGAGGAAACGCTATTTTACACTACCCAGATTGGATTCTAGAATTCAAAAAACAAAATAAGAGTGATAAAATTCTAGAAAAACCAACAGAACAAATTACTCCTGATAATAAAATCTATGGTCACAACGCCAAGGTTTTAATTCTAAAATCAACAAACGAAGCAACAGGGCAAATTGTAGCTTATCCAATCAAGCATGGTCGGAGCAACGGTAAATCCATTTGGCTTGAGAGGGAAGTTGTTGACATGCTTTTGATGTGGGGTTATTTAGAGAAATCAGGAGCTTGGATTAAACTTGATGATAAGGTAAAAAGTTATCTAACCGAAAACAAGATTGAAACGAAAGATTCTTATCAAGGGATTAAATCAGTTTATGAGTTTCTAGAGTCGGATGAAAAAATTACCTCACTATTAGTCGATTTTGTAAAAGAGAACATTCTCAAACAATGATATTTTTATGCTCAAATGGCCGAGAGAAAAAAATAAAGAATGTCAGTAAATATCTTATTGACTGGGACTCTGACTGTAGAAGCGGAATACAAAAAGACGTAAAAGATCACGTTAAAGCGTATTGGTTTGCAGATGTGGTATTTGAAGAGTTTCCTGTCGCTGGGACTAGAATGACTTTAGATCTTTACAATGCGACTCAAAAGATAGCTATTGAAGTAGACGGTAATCAGCATTATAGATATAATCAGTTTTTTCATTCCAATTCTCGTCAGAAGTTTCTACAACAACTACAGAGAGATGAAAAGAAAGAATATTTTTGCGACATTAACAATATAAAACTAATTAGGGTATTAGAGTCTGATGTTTTAGATTCAAACAAATACCCTGCGAACTTAATTAAGCTTTTAAAATGAAATTAGAAGAAGAAGAAAGCAGTGGAGGAATTCCACAATCATTGCTAGATAAGGTCTATGACTCTACGGGGTCTGTTACTGGAGGCAATAGAGGATTTATTTTACTTTATGTCAATAAAGAAGGTTGTCCTAGTATGACAAGTAAAACAGAGAATCCCACAGTTGACATGGCACTTGGGAAACTGATAGAAATGGCGATGTCAAAAAAAGATGATGATATCACCATATGATTTATTCCTTTGATCTAGAAAAGAAAGTCTTAAGCGGCATTATCCAACACCAACATAAATGGGAGGAGATATCTAGCTTTGTTAATGAGAGTGACTTTTATTCAGAGGATTCTAAGGTAAACGTATCAATATTTAAATTATTAAAAAATGCGTTAGACAACGCAGAAAATATTGATGAGACAATACTTGTTCAGAGAATACAACAATTAAAAGTTTCTTTCCCTGATAGCGTTGATATTGCTGAGTATGTATACTCATTAGCTTTCTACAAAATCACAGAAAACATTTTCTTAAGCTCTGTCAAAGAGTTAAAAAAGTATACAGCCCGTAGAGAAATCTACACTAGCTGCAAGAAGGTGGCATCATTTGTTAAGAATGCAGATCCTAATCTTAAGTATGGAGAACTTATTGAACAGTCTGATCAACTATATAATAAAAACATAAAAGATTTTGAGATGACAGAAGCTGGTCCAGTCAATTTGTTTGACATGATGGAAGAGCTTGTCGAAGACAGGGGGAACAACCCTGTAGAGGACTTTGGAATGCTTGGCCCTCACCAAAGAATTAATGAGATGTATGGATCTTTGCTTCTTGCAGGTAACATATCTGTTATTGTGGCTAGATCTGGAGTCGGGAAAACAAACTTTTGTATGGATTATTCTACAAGAGTTTCTGCCGAGCATGACGTTCCCGTGCTTCACTTCGACAACGGAGAGATGAGTGAGGAAGAGCTTATCTTTAGACAGTGTTCTGCAATGACAGGTATCCCCGTATGGCTTTTACAGACAGGCAAATGGAGGACTACAGGCTATCAAGACTTAACAGTAGATCAGGTTGTAGCCAAAGTAAGATCAGCTTGGAGTAAAATCAAAGACATGGAGTTTTACTATGAGAATGTTGCTGGATTATCTCCAGATGAAATGTGTTCTCTTCTTAAAAGGTTTTACTTCTCTAAGATAGGAAGAGGTAATCCTCTGATTTTTAGCTTTGACTACATCAAGAGTGACTTTGGCAGCATTGGAAAGGTAGATGGCTGGCAACAGGTTTCTTATATGGTTCATAAATTTAAGCAAACCATCCAGAGAGACTTATCTTTTGACGGAAAGCCGTGTGTTTCAATGCTTACTTCTGTCCAATCTAACAGGTTGGGTATCACCAACAACAGAGGAGCAGGTGGGATAGTTGATGATGAAAGTGTCGTGTCATTGTCTGACGGCATTACTCAGTTTTGTTCGCACCTTTTCCTACTTAGAAGAAAAGTAGCAGACGAGATACACGAAGAAGGAGCAAACTTCGGCACTCACAAGCTAATTAATCTAAAATGCAGACACCTTGGCAAAGATGCTCTTAGGGCAATACATCCAGTGGAGATGCCAGATGGCGCTAAAAAACAGAATTTTATTAATTTAAATATAGAAAACTTTAGGATTACTGAGTGTGGAGATTTGCAAGATATTGTAAACGCTTTCAATGGAGGAGGGGTTGAGGTCAACACCAACGAATCTGAAGAGATTCCGATGAATCTTAGAGCTTAATGAATTACAAAGAAGTTTTGGAGAACCTTGGGTATCGACTCAAGGATCACGGATCATACTGGAGAACAAATGCAGTATACAGGTCGGGCGACAACTCTACAGCCCTTCAAATCTACAAGGATACTGGAGTATGGAAAGACTATGTGGAAGACTCTCAGTTCATGCCTTTCGAGGCTCTGCTCCAAAAGACTTTAAACACAAAAGACCCTAATGCAGTAAAGCATTATTTAAAGGATAATGGTGTAAATATAGGAGCAAGAATAAAACAAAAACGCCTATTGAAAGAAGAGAAGACATATTCTCCTAAAGTCCTAACAAAGCTTTTGCCACATCACGATTTTTACCTAGAGAAAGGAATTAGTAAGGAAACCCTTGAGGACTTTAAGTGTGGCTTGGCCATGTCTGGAAAAATGTATCAAAGGGTGATATTTCCAATTTTTAGGAAAGATGGCAGAATACATGGGTTTTCTGGCAGAAAGGTGACTAGCGATGACAGACCAAAGTGGCTACACATGGGTAAATCATCAGGTTGGTTTTTCCCATATTACAATATTGATAAGGTTCAAAAAGCCATAGAAGAAAAGGAAGCGGTTCATATTGTGGAATCTGTAGGAGATTGTTTATCTCTATATAACAATGGTATAAAAAATGTTCTTGTTTCCTTTGGCTTGAACATCTCTCCAAAATTTATAGCAAGGCTATCTTTATTGCCTGTAAAAAAAGTTTTTGTATCCTTCAATAACGACCACACATCTTCTGTCAATAGAGGCTTTGAAGGAGCAATTAAATCTATTTTTAAATTGGTTGAGTCAATTGATTTTGACAAAGTATATTTTATCCCCCCTGAAGAGAATGACTTTGGCGAAATGAGCGAAGATCAAATAGAAAAATATGCTTCGAATTGCTATAATATACAACATCAAAAATCCATGTCTGAAGTAATAAAGATTGCTAAAGATATGAATCAACGAGGCGTAAACAAAAGTTTTTCTTCTTCTTTTTCGAAGCTTATAAAGAAAAACTCATTTCACTATGACGAATTCTGATAACAAACCACTTTCAGCATCGCGAATAAAAACACTTCAGATGTGTTCTTGGCAATATTGGTGCAAATATCATCTAAAACTGCCAGACAAGGCAAATGAAGGAAGTTTACGCGGGACAATCTGCCATGCTGTGTTTGAGAACCTCGGGAATCCAAAGCATAGGAAGCATTACACAAGAATAGTAAAAACACAAAACGCATACGCTTCTCCACCTGTCAAAAGAATGATAGAGGCTTATGCGAAGAAGCACGGCATAGATGATTTTGAGAATATGGATCTCATTAATCAAATGACTGTAGAGGGTTTAAATTTTGACTTCTTTGGAGATAAAGATGGAAAACCTACAGAGTCAATAAGTGAAAAGGATTTTGATATATCTGTGTCAGAGGGGGGTAAAAATTACAGAATACTAGGATTTATTGATAAGCTATTCCTATTTAAAAGAAAAAAACAAGCAATTATTAGAGACTTTAAAACATCTAAGCAAATTTTTTCAGGAAAAGACTACACAGATAATATGCAAAACTTGATGTATTGCTTGGCTGTAAAACATCTATACCCAGAATTCTTAAAACGACAGATGGAGTTTTTGTTTTTAAAGTTTGATTGCAATAATGATGGCAACTGCACTATGGAACCCCTAGAAGACGATGAACTAGAAGGGTTTGAGTATTTTCTAACAGAAGTTCAGCAAATTATAAATAATTTTAATGAAGTTTCAGCTTCTAAAAATTTAGCTTATGATAAGGGTTACTTAGGAAGAGACGATGGATTTGCTGGTAGAGTTGTTTGTGGCAGAGCAGATTATGCTGGCCAACTTAAAAAAGACGGCACACCCATGTGGCATTGCCCGTTTAAGTTCCCAAGAGAATTTTATACGTTAGTAAATAAAGAAGGAGTGAGGATTGCATCAGCAGATCTTAAAAAAGACCTCAAAAACAAGGAAACTAAAGACTTAAAGATCGAAAAAGTTAAATATGATGGATGTCCCGCTTTTTCCTTTGACAAACCAATGGAGCTTCTGTAATATACAGGAGTGATACCATTATTTAAAAGCACTTTCAGCATTGGGAGATCATTGCTGAGAGTTGAGGATTTAGTAGACATTGCTCAGTCGGGCGATGTAAAAAAGATGATTCTAGTAGAAGATAATTTCTATGGATTTAGGGTCATCAACAAGGCGTTTTTAAACATAGAAGTTCCAATGGTCTATGGAGTTAAACTACCTGTCGTTCAGTCAAGCATTACTGAAAAGCCTAGTAAATTAATTTTCTTCCCAAAAAACAACAAGGGAGTAGCCGTTGCTAGAAACCTTTATACCAAGTGTTTTACAAGCGTAGGAGAATATTTAAACATGTCAGATTTAGGCGAAGGAGAACTTGACGATATCAGCGTAGGAGTCCCCTTCTATGATTCTTATGTGTTCAACAATATCTTTCATTTTGGGATGTGTGATGTTTCTCTAGATAAGTATGATCACTTTTACATAGAAGAATCTAACGGTCACCCTTTTGATTTTCAAATCAGCGATGCTCTTAAAAAGCTGAACGTAAAAACAGAAAAAGCAAAGAGTATTTATTACAGAGATAAAGAAGACTTTGAAGCATTTCAAATGTATAAAGCAATCTGTAATCGCAAGCAGGGGAGGGTTCCCACATACAGTAACCCAAGATTAAACGACTTCTGCTCTGATCAATTTAGCTACGAATCCTTTTTAGAAAATGTTGCCAAGTAATCAAAAATATCTCGTCTTCGACACAGAAACAGAAGGTTTAAATTTACACTCTTCTAAAACTTGGCAGCTATCTTGGATAGTATGCCAAGGCAAGAATGTTATTGAGACACATGATAAATTTATCAAACACAAAGAGTTGAACATTCCAGAAGTTGTCAGAAAACTAACTGGCTTTGATTGGGATGTATATAATTCTAAAGCAGAGTCATTGATTTCTGTTTGGTCAAAATTTGAAAAGTATTTATTTGATCCACAATATATTGTAGTAGGGCAGAATTTACTTGGCTTTGATGTTTACATGGTGTCTCATTTACAAAGAATGCTTGGGCAAGAGCCAGATTATTCTTATTTGCCAAGAATATATGACACAAGAGCTTTAGCGAAGGCATACAGGGAAGAGTTAGATAAACCTAGAGGTGATTTATTAAGCTGGCAGTATAAATTAATAAATGACAGAACCCTAAAAGCAAAGGTGTCACAAAATCAATTATTGAAGTTTTTTGATATAGATTTCGAGGAAGAAAAACTTCACGATGCATTATACGATATCAAAATGTGTTATAAAGTTTTCTTAAAACTCAAAAAACACATGGACTTATAATGTTTGAAGACTTCACCCCATATGACGATTGTGAACCTGCGGGAGTAGACCTCCCTAAAACAATTGTGAACCCTGACAAGCTAGAAGAAATCGGGCTTGATCCAGATAGTTCTACGAAGGAAATCCTTTACGAGCTTGCCAGAAAAGGATTGAGGGACAAAGGCATCACAAAACAAGAAAACAAAACAGTTTACTTTGATAGAACTAAACAAGAGCTTGAGACATTTGAAGAACTTGGATTTACAGATTATATTCTTCTCAACTGGGATGTTTTAAATTTTTGCCATGACAACAATATACCTACTGGCGCTGGCAGAGGTTCTGCTGCTGGCTCTCTTGTTTTATTCCTCCTTGGCGTAACAAACATCGACCCTATACCTCACGACCTTTTCTTTGAGAGGTTTGTATCGAAATCAAGGGCCAAAAAAGTTACCGATAAAAGAGGGAAAGAGTTTCTTGTCGGCAGTCTTTTACCAGATGTAGATTCAGATATTTCATATGACCAAAGATATAAAGTTATCCAGTATATCGAGCGTAAACATGAGGGTAGGACAGCAAAAATATTAACATTCAATACTTTTAGTTCTAAACTTTGTATAAGAGAGGCTACTAAATACTTTGATGAAGCAAAGGAAGATGAGGCTAATCAGGTTTCTGACATGATACCAAAACTACATGGTGTTGTTTTCCCCTTGCGTCAGGCTGAAGAAGAAACAGATAAATTTAAAAAGTGGGCGAAAAACCATAAGAAGACATTTAAAAATGCTTTAAAAATAGAAAACTTACCAAAGAATACTGGAGTTCACCCATCGGGAATCGCTATTTGTTCAGAGAAAATCGAAAACATTGTCCCCCTTCAAAAAACAAAAGATGGGGATTTAGTCACTGGTTATGACATGAACGATGTCGCAGACCTCATGGTTAAGTTTGATATTTTAGGATTAAGGACTTTAACAATCGCTCACAAAACTTGCGAGAAGGTGGGTATAGACATTGAAGACATAGACGCAAACGATGAAATGATCTATGAGATATTGCAAGACTTTAAACACCCTATGGGTTTATTTCAAATATCCGCAGAAACGAACTTTAAAGTATGTAGAGAGATAAAACCTAAAGACATAAATGAACTTTCTGATGTTGTTGCTTTAGCTAGGCCAGCGGCTCTTGAATTTGTTGGCGTATATAAAACACAAAAAGATTTTCCTTCTCAACTAGATTTAAACCCAGAGCTTGACTCCATTCTATCTTGGTCAAAGAATGTGATTCTTTACCAAGAGCAGTTAATGCAGATTGCTCATAAAGTTTTTGGATTAACGCTTGAGGAAGCTGAAGTCTTAAGGAGAATTGTTGGTAAGAAAAAGGTGGAAGAGATGCCTAAATGGAAGGATAGAATTTATGAGGCTGCTATATCCAGAGACTTAACAGAAGAAATAGCAGACTTTTATTGGAACTCCTTGGTTGCCGCTTCTCACTATTCCTTTAACAAGTCTCACAGTTTTGCATATGCAGATCTTGCAGCTAAAACGGTTTATTTAAAACACAAATATCCTCATGAATTTTTTCTATCTATTCTTGAGTGTGCTGAGTTTGACCCAGAACCATTGCAAACAATCTCTGGAGTAAATGAAGAGCTTCCAGACTTTGGGATGAAAATGTTGCCTCCTTGTTTATATAAGTCAGATTTTGACTTTACAATTGAAGATGGGAATATTCGCTATGGACTAAATAGCATTAAGGGCATTTCACTCAAATCAATACAAAGCCTAATAGACTTTAGAGGCATAGAATTTAATAATAAGTATGAAGTTTTTCTAGCAGCAAAACAGTGCGGTATCAACATATCTGTTCTTGCGGCCTTAATCCAAGCTGGAACTATGGATCATGCGAGGACCAATAGAACTCGCATGGTCTTAGAGGCTCAAGCCTTTAATCTGTTGACAGATAGGGAGAAGAGAAACTTTGCTAAAATTGGAGAAAGATTTGGTTTTGATATTCTTAAGGCAATATCAGAGGTTATAGAAAAGCAAACTCTTGGAGATGACAACAGACCGATCATGTCTGAAAAGAGATTTAAAACATTTAAAACCAAATTCGATCAGTATAAAAAAATCTATACTCAAAACAGAAAGCATGAAATGTTTGCCAAATGGAGATATGAAAGTTCTCTACTTGGGTATAGTTATTCTCACAACCTTCGCGAATGCTTTCAAGACAGATACTCATCTTTGATTGATTTAAGACAAATAGAGGATCTTGTAGATAGACAAAACTTCCAAGTTGTGGGAGAGGTAAAAGATTTCTTTACTAGGACATCTCAGAATGGTAACAAATACATGATGATTTCAATCTGTGACAACACAGCAACCAAAAACTTTCTTTTCATGGATAACGCTAGAGAGGAGAGATTATCTGACTTCTTAAGAAGCGGATACAAGCTAACAAAAAACAAGGTTATAGTTTTAAACGGGTCAAAGAGTAGGGATACATTTTTTGTAGATCACATAAATCCAGTGGAGACAAATATATACATGAAGCTAAGGGAGGTGAGAGGTGCATAAATTGCCTTTAACACCGCATATTGAGGGAGTTTTAGAAAAAACAAAGGAACTCGCTGGTATCCTAGAAAGGAATGGAGCAGATGTTGATTTATTCTTTCATTGTTTTTTGAGCAACTTAGGACAGTCTTGTTCCTCTATATTTAAAAAGTTAAATGTAGATCCAAAAGATCTATTAAAGGAATCTAGAAGCGTTTTAAGTAAAAAGCGCAAAAATAAACATTCAAAAAAGATCTTAAAAACTGATGTTAGAAAACTCTTAAAAGAAGCTGAGAAATTTTCTATAGAAAACTTCAAGCTAGATTATATACCTCCAGAAGTAATCTTAATGGTTTTCTTTGATGATGAGCATTGTCCCAAAGTAATAAAAAACCTTTTTCCAAAAGAGGACGAGTTTTCGGATGAAATATTTCTAGGTTTTGTTACAGAGTGTTCTCTAGTCGTTAAGGATTTTGACCCACATGAAGTAACCACTTCAATGAATGTGGATACACCTGAAGACTGGATCGACATGTTTGATAAGAACGAGATACTCTCTCAGTTCGCAGAAAACTTAAACTTAAAAGCTTTAAATAAGGAGTTCGATAAGATAGTTGATTTCGATGGGAAGATTGATGAGGTGGCTACAATTCTTTGTAGAAAGAAGAAACCTAACGCACTTTTGGTTGGGCCAGCAGGAACAGGAAAAACTTCTTTGGTCGAGGGACTGGCTTGTAAAATTGTTGCTGGAGACGCTCCTGAACTTATAGCAAACAAGGTGATCTATTCCGTGAGCTTATCTAGTATGGTTGCTGGGACAGAATACAGGGGTCAGTTTGAAAAACGCTTAGAGGATTTTGTAAACGAAGCAAAGAAGTATAGCAACCTAATCTTGTTTATTGACGAAGTTCACACATTGATAGGTGCTGGAGGAGCGACAAACAACTCTTTAGAAGCGTCTAATATTCTCAAACCAGAACTTGCTAGAGGAACAATAAGTTGTATTGGAGCCACTACTATCAATGAATATACAAACACAATTAAAAAAGATACTGCTCTAGATCGTAGGTTTGAGCGTGTCATAATTAGAGAACCATCTAGGTTTCAGATGGAGGAAATCTTACCGACTATAGTTTCTTATTATGAAAATTTTCATAGTATTACATATACTGATGAGTTTTTAGAAAACATAATTGACTACTGCGAAAAATATATCCCTAATAAATTCTATCCAGATAAAGCCATCGACATTATTGACCACTGTGGAGCACAGGCAAAAGTAAACTTTTGGCACGTTACACCCTCAATAAAAAGTCAACAAGAAGAGACAATGGCTGCGGCTCTAGACCCCAAAAAAGATCATATAAAACTTTTAGAAAAGTTAAATGAAAGCTTAGAAAAGTGGACAGAAGGTGTCTCAGATTTGATTCCAGAGGTAAAACTTTGTCATCTCAAAGACTTCTTTAAAAAGAAAGCTAACCCTCTAAACGATCAAAAAATGGTTGAAAAAGTTTTTTCTTGTGTTAGCAAGTCTCTTGTTGGTCAAGACGAGCTATTGCTGAGTCTAAAAGATAAAATAATTTTATCTAGTTTGGGTATAAAAAAGACAGATAATTTTTCTGCCCCAGAGTGCTATGTTATAAGCGGCTCAAGATTCAGTGGTAAATCTTATTTCTTAGATTTATTTAAAGACACTTTACAAAAACACGGAGTCAGTGTTCTTTCTTACAGTGGTGTGCATTTTGCAGATGCTTTCGCGCCACACAAGATAGCGACATCTCAAGGCAATAATACATCTATATGCGAAAAAGTTTTGATATCCCCGAATAGCGTGATCATCATAGATGATTTCCACAAAGTTGATAGCTCTGCAATACCTTTATTTAATCAAATATTCAAGCATGGTAAATTTCAAATGAGTAACGGGGACATGGCTGATTTTACAAACTGTAAAATATTCTTAACAAGCGACATCTCTAACAGTCAGTCAGCTATGGGATTTCAGAAGGTTGTTTCAGACAAGGACAACCTAATGATTCATCCAGACATACTCTCACTTGTCGATGAGTGCTTCCCTCTTAAGCAAATTGATGAGAAGGGTTTAAGGAGACTTTTGTGGATGAAATTAAAAAGATTAAAAAATAGGCTAAAAGACAATAATATTGATTTAAGTTTTGATTTTAAATATATTAACGGAATCATTAAAAGTATCCTTAAGGAAAAAATAAAAGTAGAAGCTTTGTCTAAAAAGATATTATCGGAGATAACTCCTTTTGTTTCTGATAGTGTTTTAAAAGGAGAAAAGAATATCAAACTTTTTATTGACAAAACAGCAAGTAAGCACGATCATAAAGCATGAGTGGTTCTGCTGCTAAGAAAATTCGTCAACTTATTGGATACGATAAAAAAAGTGCCAATCATATTCAAAAAAAACTTTACAAGACCCTAAAAGGACGATACCTTGCTATGGGCGCAGAAGAATTTTGGAAAAGCGTCGAAGGAAGATTTAAAAATATTTAACTATGAGTGAAAACACTAAAACTAAAGACGAATGGAAAGAGCGCGAACTAGGTGCTCTTTGGAGAGTTGACGGACAAAAGCAATCTTACTACAGTGGATCTATTAAAGATTCAGAGGGTAATGATGTAAAAATTGTTTGTTTCCCAAATTCCTTTAAGGAAAAAGGATCAAATCAGCCTGACATAAGAATTTATGCCAGTAAAGAAAAAGACTAGAGTATGACCGAAGAGGAAACACAAAGCTTAAAAGCAATGCTCACATCAGAGATGGTGTCTCGCGTCACATTGGCAGAGGCAATCAATATAATGCATAATCTTGCGGTTCAAGAAGTCGAAGAAAATGTAGACAAAATGTCTGATGAGGAGAAAAATTCTGCTTTCGAGGAGTTAACTGCAAAAGTGGAGGCAGCAAGAGCCGAAAATCAAGAGGTAAAAACGGAAGAATAAGTGTAAGAGTCTGTAAATGCCTTACACTGTCACGTTTTTAGATGATAAGTTGTATCAAAGTTTATCCTTTGATGCTGATATCAAATTCCCCGAAGCCTCTCTTTATGCCAAAAAAATTTGGGCCTTAAGGGAGTATAAAAAACAAGGAGGGGAAGTTAAGGTATCTGAAGAGACTAAAGATGAAGAGGCTAAGTTAAGTCACTCTTCTTATTCTCTTAAAAAATCATTTAAGAATGATGAACTAGTTGTCGAGCTAATTCAGTCTTTTACAGTATCTGAAACATTTAACTTTTTTTCAAAAGCCGCCTTAGAGAAGGAAACAGGGGATGAAGAACTTGACGAAATTCTACTCAAAATTAGTGAATCTGATTTTGATGAGTCTGTAATCAAAGCTTTTATCTTAGACAGTTTGCTTCAAGGAGAATACCCACAGAAACCTGAAGACTCAGAAGCTTCTGAAGAAGAAAGTGAGACAGAATAGAGTATTAATAACAGGAGCAGGGGGATTTATAGGCGGCACTTTAGCCGCCTATTTGTCTCATAGAGACTATGATGTCACCAAGTTTGACATTACACTTGGGAACTCAGGGCTTCCTGATTTAATCAATCAAGATATCGTTATACATCTTGGAGCTAATTCCAGCACTACCGAAACAAACCTCCAGAAGATACTGGAGGAGAATTTTGAGTATTCAGTAATGCTGTATGAGTTATGTGAACTTTATGAAATAAAGTTTCAATACGCTAGCAGTGCATCTGTTTATGGCACATCAAAAAGCTTCAAGGAGAGTGATTTTTGTAAACCACTTAGCCCATACGCTTTTAGTAAATACATGTTTGACTGTTGGTTAATGCATCAAAACTATCCATACCAAGGGTTTAGATACTTTAATGTTTATGGATTAGGAGAAGACAAAAAAGGCAATCAAGCTAGCCCTGTCTCTAAGTTTATCAAACAGGCTCTAACAAATGGTCACATTGAAATTTTTGAGAATAGCGAAAAATATAAAAGAGATTTTGTTTCTGTTGATGATGTTTGTGAGATGCATCTTAGGATGTTAAGTAAAGATGCCTCTGGTGTTTTTAATATAGGGACTGGCGAACCAATTTCCTTCCGTGATGTAGCTGATATAGTGAAAGCTAATTCTCATAGCGCAATTAAAGAAATTCCGATGCCGAAAGAATTAAAGGGTCAATATCAAAAGTTTACAAAAGCCGATAATTCAAAAATACTGGAAATTATAGGAGAATATGACTGGAAAAGTGTAAAACAGTATGTAGAAGAAAACATCAATGCTTTCCTTAATTAAATCTGTTTTAAAATCAATTGAGTTATTTTTATCTTTAAAAAATAAGACTTTCTACCTACAATTAAAACGAGACCATGAAGAAGAAAGAAAAAGAATTATTCAAGAACTTGAAGATATTAGGGCTAATGGCGGTGATGCCGACCGTGCTGATCTCTTGCGCGACGAACTCATCCGTGAAGACAACTCCTTTAAACATCTATCAACCTTCTACTCTCAGTTTGACAAAAGGGATTCCAATAGAGACAAGTAAGGGTATTTATACACCCCAACAGGATGAAACTTGGCATTCTGATGCTAGATTTAGGAGACTAGAGAGGCAACTTTACTTTTCTAGCGGTAAATAATGTTGATTTTTTTTAAAACCCATTTATAATAATTCATATATGACAAGTATTGATTTTTCAGAAGAGGAGCTTCAAGCATTAATTCAATTAATGGATATTGCAGTCAAGTCTCAAGGCTTGAATGTTGCTGAAGCAGCAGTAATTTTAGCTAGAAAAGTAAGAGAATCGGCGGCTGGACCACCTCCAGAAGTTGACTCATCTCCCCAGTTTGCTGACTCTATAGAAGCACCAGCAGAAATTCCTGAAGAGGAATAAATTTTCCCTTGACCATTACAATTCTGTAATATATACTATTCTTATGAAGAAACTTATTCTTAACACACTAATCATGGGCGCTGTAATGATCGGCGCAGTTAAAGCAACCACTTTGGCAGATGTCTCTGTAGAAGGTGGTGTTTCATATAGCACTCTTT